CATATTGAGTTGGAAACATTTTTTGAAATCCAATTTTCTCATAGAATTCCACAAGTTTACGTATATATTCAGATTGGTTTAGTATGTTATACGAGCTTCTAATCTCTATTACTATATTAGATTCAGGGGTTGTAAATTTTGATTCTAATGCTTTTTGTACAGAAAGGAAAAGCGTTAGATAATCTACATGTTTAAGGTTTTCTAAAAACGGAAATCTTGTTGTAAGATCTTCCGAATGTATAGAATTACTAATTTGTGCTAATACTTTATATTCAGCATTATAAGTTTCTAATTGATAATAATAATCATAATAATTATAATATTTAATTTCATCAGGATAAAAAGTTATATCAATTTTTGCTAATTCCATATCGATTTCTATTCCTGATATATGAATAAAATCTACGTCAGATCCTTTGTATTTAAGCATTGATTCATATTTTAATACTTCAAGTCCAGTTTTTTCATCAATTTCATTCATTGATGTTGTCTGGATTTGAAAGTCAGATGACAACATCTCTTCACTCATTGGTTCTATTTCAAATTGAGGATTAGGCAGCATCTCTTCACTCATTGGTTCTATTTCAAATTGAGGATTAGGCAGCATCTCTTCACTCATTGGTTCTATTTCAAATTGAGGATTAGGCAGCATCTCTTCACTCATTGGTTCTATTTCAAATTGAGGATTAGGCAGCATCTCTTCACTCATTAGTTTTCTTTGGATTTGAGGCATCTTTTTAGGAGGCCACGATGAAAAGAATGGCTGTTCAAAATGTCGTATATCAACACACAAATCAACTCTAAAATCACCTTTTGATTCACTTATAAGATCAAATCCAAGATTCTCGTGAAGAAAACGTCTGACGTTTTCGGAGTGCGCATCTCCAGCATACATAATAATATTATGAGGTTCTTCCGGTTCATCTGTTTTCCGTGTGTTTCTAGTATTATTTACTTGAAATTTTTTAAACATACGCGCTAGTGTATAAATATCGACCAGTATAGCGTTAAATAACAAAATTTTGTTATATACTTTTGTTAGACTAACAAAAAACTTAATATAATCAGCGTTTGATAATTTGTGAAAATTATATATGTCCCTTTCATCAGAACATATTATAAGAGAATTTATCATTTCGTAACTTATTGAAATAATCTCATCGCGTATTTTTGCAAATTCTTCATCTGCAAACTCACGAATTTTTCTTTCTTCAGGACTTTTTGATAGTTCACGATTGAGTAACTCATGTGTTTCTATTTCTTTATCACAAAACTCTTTATATGTTTCTTCGCTGCCATAAAGTATAAAATCTAGGGTAGGTTTAATAGATTTATCATTAAACATATGGTTTAAAAGATTTATAACTTCAAATTTGTATCTTATAAATATGCTCTCATTTTGGCGGTCTTCTATATACAAAAATTGGTCAAAAAAATTCTTAAAATAGAAATTAAAATATATATTAAAATTAACTGTACTGTTAGTATTTTGACCAGATCTGATATTAATAAAATGAACACGTCTATTATCACATTCTCTATTTTCTTGTCTTTGAATACTTTCTATACATTTTTTATTTTGGTGTAGTAACATATTTAATCTTTTTGAAGTACTAGTATTAATAGGATATACACAATTTTTTATTTGTTGTAGTGAATTGGTATGTGAAGTAGTATCAATATAGCAATATCTACCTTTTATAAGACTTTTAGTCTCTAAAAAACAATCAATAAATGCAATCGAGTATCTAAACAAACGTCGAATAAAATCTTCTACAAGCATCATATTATCGTAAGTACAAACATCATTTCTATGATATTCCCCAAATATATATATTATTTTGTTATATTTAGAACTCCAATGTAATGTAAGAGTGTAAGGACCACCAATAAAATCAATAGTTGGCATTGTTTTAATCTGTTTAGATCGAAAATAGTTATTAATAAGTCTCATTAACACATTTCTATTTTTTTTCTTCTTTATCAATCCAAACACCGATCGGTAATAATTTGGGTTAGGTTTACTCTCTACGCATCGAGTGGCTTCTTCCTGAAGAGATCTTTTAAGTGACGTAGGAAAATTATCAAGAATTGATGTGTTATATGTTTTAACCATCATATCACACCAGTATTCAAGAGATTGTTCTTCAACCATATTTTTATATTAGAAATGGTTTTATAAAATTGTAGTGGTTTATTTTAGAAATTGAATTTTATATTATAAAAGCCGAAAATAACTTAAAAATGAATCAATCATCATTTCATAGTATCTTACCTGAAATTCTCAAACGAAAAAGAAAGCCTGTACCAGAAGTATTGTTAACCGGAAAATCAATCGATGAATCGATTAACAGTAAGTATTCTTTGTATATTGCAAGAAAAACCTCTAGCGAAACAAATCAGTTTAGATTCAACGAAAAGGATGTCGAAATCGGAATGTTTAACCCTCGATATTACGATACCGATTTGCTTTATATGAAACTCTTTACAAAAACTATTTACATCTCAAAAACACGAAAGAATTATAAACCAACGTGGACCAGATGCACCGCAATTATTAAAATCTCTGATTCGAACAGCAAAGTGTTTTACATGTACATTAGAGTCATATTCAGTGATCAACTAGATCCACATAATAAGGAATTAGACTACCGGATCGTGTACTCATCATCGTTTGATGATTTGGTGACTTTTATATATAAACCTAAAGAAATTCCAGACTTTTTGAATTCCGATGCCTTTGTATCAAATGACGATAAGACAATTGATATTATCAAAACACATGAAGAATCGTATATCAAAAAAGTCGATTATGACAAGAACCATGTTACACTCATAACACATGGTAGTAGGTTTGGTGGTTTTGATTTTATTGGTCTGTTGATCGTTACTATTAATTCTCAAACTAGGTCTATAACAGCAACAACTTCAAATCATCCACCAGAAGATACATATAAGACATATTACAAGCGATACGAATCATATGTGAATGAAATTATTACAAAAGGTAATGATAAGATTTTTGTCAGAATATCTATCGGTAGCCAAAGTCTTACTATTTACATTAGCAATGAGTTTGAAATACTAAAAACTTTTTCGTTAAAGAAAGCTGATTCTGTAAGACAATCTGACTTTACACCTTTCGATTATATGCACAATAACTATATTGAAGAGATATTAACTTATTAAGTCTATTACGAACGCGTATCGATTAATAATACTCTCGCAAGTATTATTATTATCCAATTTGTGAAAAGTGTAAAGACACATACTATTCTTATTTATATTTAAGCTTAAAAATGGTTATACTATAAATACAATATAATATTATATAACAATTATCACAAACAATTATTAAAGATAAGACATATTACAATCGATACGAATCATATGTGAATGAAATCATTACAAAATGTAATGATAAGATTTTTATCAGAATATCTATCGGTAGCCAAAGTCTTACTATTCTTAAAATAGAAAGAAAAAGATGGCGCCTCGAATATTTTAAGGATTGTTTTCCAACTTTTTGACCCAATAATTAAGCAAATCATTGATTGTCTGGTCAATAGTATATTCGGGTTTCCATCCTAAATCTGACATAATTTTAGTAGGATCACCATCTTGATATTGAATGTCTATCGGCCTCCATAGTTTTTGATCAATTTCTTGCTTTACATCAGAAAGACCACTATACTCTAGTAGTTTTTCTGTATAATATCTCATTTTCAAAGGCTCTCCGCCACATACATTATAAACTTTACCGGTTGTGTATTTATTTATCATTATAAGATAAAATGCGGATGCAATATCGCGAACATCAGTTACTGCACGAGTAGTATCTAAATTACCAATACGAAGAACTTTCTCTTGTTTTCCCAACATCATTTTAGCAATTTGAAGAGCATCGGATGAGATAGAGAAATTAGAACCTCTCTTAGGGCCAGTAAAACAAAACGGGCGAACTACGACAGCGTTCATTTGTTTATTCTTCATTCTTTCTTGAATATACAAATCAATAGCTGCTTTTGATGCACCATAAGGATTGGCAGGTAAAAGTGTATCCGTTTCTTTTAATTTACGTCCATCTATACCTTCGTTTCCATATACTTCTACTGTGGAACAGAATACAAATTTACATTCAGGTTGGTGATCTAACATCGCAGTCATTAAATTCACACTACCCATTACGTTCCATTCCCATGTGCCAATAGGATCGCTAAAACTTGTAGGTGGGTGTGTTTGAGCAGCTAGATGAAACACTCCGTCAAACTTTGTATCTTTAAAGATATCATTCAATTTTCTGAAATTCATAAGATCCGAATACACAAATTTAATTTGAGAAAATACATTATCATTTACTACATCTCTGATGTCATTTTCACGCCCCATGTTAATTCTCACTAATCCATAAACCTCGTGTCCTTCCTTTACCAACTTGTTGGCTAAATGAGGCCCCAAAAAACCGGTAATGCCAGTAATAAGATATATCATTTTGTTTTATTACCAAATTTAGTTTTAAACTTATATAAAATATTTTAATACGATTGGTTATTTAAAAAAGTATAAAAAGTATAATACAATATGAAGATAATATTATATAACAATTATCACAACGGAGATCAGTATTTTTCACAACCAATTGTTAGAGCTATAAGAAAATATAATCCCGATCTTGAAATAGATGTTGCTGTTCGCATGTATGGATTTTTATTTTCGGATATTGATAATATAAATGTTATTGACATAACTTCAGAGGATAAAACGTACGATCCGTGCAAATCATATCATTTAGTTGATGAAAATACAATGATGATAAATACATGGATATCTTGTGTAAATATTTGGGATACTTCTGTTGACAATTACTTGTACATAGAATGTTGTTCGTCAAGAATATACAATTCGTTTAAAAAGTGTGAAAAAAAATACAATCTATATTTACCAACGATTTCTGATATAGAATTATTGCCTAAAACCCCTGCGACTGATATATCTCGTTTTATAAACTGGAAAGCTACACATAATTCTACTATCGTATTTTACAATGATGTAATTCCAAAATCTGGACAACCGGTTAGTTCAACTGAACATAAACTAATAATTCATACATTATGTGGTTTGTTCCCAGATATATATTTTATTACGTGTGATAAATTATCAGATAGTAAAAATAATATCAGTACTATGTATGATTTTCATTATATACAAACGGTTGATTGTGAGAATTTGTCTAAAAATACAAAGATGTATCCACACTGTGATTTAATAATATCATTTGACGTGGGAGCTTGTTTCAATTATATCGAAGAAGATGTTTTAAGATCAAAGGCGACTGTTCTTCATATTGGTTGTACTACTAGGTTTTTTGACCAATTATTATACAATGTAATCAATACAGAATTACATAGCCTATTTTTAGATAAATGTATCTTTTGCCAAGCACTTGAGACGTCTCAAGTTATAGAAATTATTACAAATAAAATACGAGAGAAACTGGTAATTACAAACAATCCCGAAAACGTGATAAGCGCGTAGTAAAGAGATTAAAATTTAGAATACACAAGATTCTTCCAATACTCAAAAGTTAGTTTTTCATAGTTGAATGATTTTTTAGAAAACGAGGTTAATGTATCTTTTAATAGTTGTTCATTAATATCAGAATATTCGTCAACTAGCAATATAGGCAAATCGGTATATATTATCTCTAAAAAATTTTTTTGCATTATAACTATACATCCTAAACACAACGCTTCAAATGTTCTTATACAATCAAAACCATTTCCTGGTGGACTCAACACAAACGCGTATTTTCCCATATTGCAGAATGATTGACTTCTTGGAACTAACTCGTCGTAGTATATTATTTCTTTAGGTATAATAGTTAACAACTTTTGTCTCACATTACCATTTCTTTTATCGGTAAAATTATGATGAAAATTTCCATATATTAAGGGTATTCTTTCCGAAAAATGTGCGCACTTGATAGATATATCATGTAATATATTATTTTGTGTTATATAATCTTGTTTTTTCTCACCAAAAAAATCTTTAGATGCAATAGTCCAAAAATCGAGACCATAAGGAATGCTTGTGAATTGTGAGTCATTTGGTATGGTCTTATTAATAGAAAACCAGTGTTTGAAATATGGATTTGATGTTACTTGTTTTACAAAATCATTTAGTATGTTCTTTTTACTAGAAAACCAATCTTTGAATTGTGGATGTAATCTTATTTGTTGTTTTACAAAATCATTGTTAAATTCTAAAGGAAATTGAGCATCTTCCATCGCCGAAACAATAATAAATGGCTTTTTTATTTGACTTAAAAAAGGTTCTAGTTTTATTAAATACCACAATAGATGTGTTGAATAAATGAGAACTCTTTCCAAAGAATTTAGATAATTCATGTCAATATTGCAATCGCTAAATTGTGTTAGATTCAAATCTGCAATCTCGCTAAAAAATATAGGAGAATAGTACATTTTTATATATTAAAAAATCTTTTAGACTATTATTAAATACACAAAAAATATATTATAAGAGGTATCGTTGTAAACTCAAGGATTATATGTAAAACATTGTACATATAATCTAAAGTATACGTATTTTAGTGTTAATTATGAATGTTTTAGTACGTAATGGTTATGGATCGCATTTTAATCGTCTTACTATCATATCTGATACCATAATTAAAAAAGAATCTATATCACCTTATGGTCACGTAAAGTTAGACAATGAAAAAGAGTTTTATAAATACATCAATACGAACTCTATTATATTTCCTGTTCCAAAACTAATTGAATATAGTGATCACTGGTATTCGATGGAATATTTATCAAACTATATACCACTATATAAAATATACGAAACGTTTGATAATTATGAGAAAGTAAATGTGTACTCAAGTATTAAGAGTAAGCTTACTGCGTTACACATACAAACACAAAAAATTGTATTATTTGATACTATTTCGAATGATATAGAATATGAATGTAAGACTAAATTGTTTGAACGTTTTAAAATGATTCATTCCTTAATCGATACGTATTCGTTTATAAAATCTGTAAACGGTCTTACAATTCATTCATTCACCGATTCTATCGATATACACTACAATCATGTCGTTAACTATTTCAATCGTAAACAAAAACACGAATTATGTGTTATTCATGGAGACTGTCAATTTAATAATATTTTAATCAACAAACAAACACATGATATTATATTTATTGATCCAAAAGCATCATTTGGTAAAACACAACTGTTTGGTGTACCCGAATATGATTTTGCAAAATTAAAATTTGCTATTAGCGGATATGATAAATTTGACAATAGCGAGATAGAAACTCTTGATGTTACTGGTGATAATATGAATATAACATTATCCACCCTTCTTGAGAATGAATTAAATAGAGTAGATGTATTAACATCGATGGCTATACTAATATGGTTAGGAAATGCTCACTGTTTTATAAATCAACCTAATAAAGCAGTATATAGCTATTTTTACGGATTATACTTGGCAAAACGTTACGAATAAGTATTTACTTTCATATTCGGATACAAATACACATCTTCTTTTATCATTGTCTTGTAAATATCATTTTTTGATTCTAATATGAAATAAACACAGTCACAATTGTTTTTAAGAGCTTTGTATCCATTGATTGAGTTTTCAAACCCAATACAAAATTTCTCACCTTTATAATATTTTTGTTTTGCTAGAACATAACACTCCTCGTCTGGTTTAGGACGATTATAGTCTTCACGTACAATCCATTGTTTTACTTGTCCTAATAAAGGCAACTGAGATTGAACATGTGTTACCAATTCTCTTGAAGTATTTGTAACGATTGCAAAATTGATATCATTTTGAATACAATTTTGTATTAATTCTTTTGCGCCTTCTATAAATGTAATGTTTTTGTTACGTTTAAATTCTTCATTCTTTTGTTGTTTAACAGTATGAAAATCTATTTCCATTTTTTTTAGTAACGTATCCAGACAACCATAATTCGTTTCTTTTATAAATTCATCATATGTTAATAGAATATCGTATTTGCTCAAGACCTTTTTATACGATTCATAATGTATATAATCTGTGTCTATAAGAGTACCATCCAAGTCGAATAATAGAAATATATCCTTTGATATGCCTATTGTAGGATGAATAAATCTACTAAAACATTTTTGTATATTTTCATCTAAACTAGATGAGATAAAATCGGTAATCAGGTAACTGTAATCTACCATTTCGGTGTCATATGGTCTATCTGCCATATTAACATTATTTGAATTAGATGGTACAATATGTGTATATGGTTTGTTAATAATGGTTGCTATGAGCTGTGCTATTTGATATTTAGTTAATTTATCTGTTGGGTTAAAAAAGTGTTTTAATCCTGTTATTTGTTGCTCTATACAATGGCAAATAAACTTACAAAAATCAGGTATCCATATTGGTCTACGAATGCTATCATTATCTTCTTCGAATGTATCAAATTGGTTTAATACCTTTTTACCGATTAATGTTATAGCACATTCATCTAGAGATTGTACTTTATTCCAATATAATACAGGAACGCGAATAATCAAATACTTAGATACTAGTTGTTTTACACGGAGTTCAGAGATTAATTTGGATATGCCATAATTTTGCAAGGGATTAGTAGGAGATGACACTGTGTTTGGATGTGTTTTTCCATCAAAAACATAATCTGTTGAAATATGAATCAAATATATGTTTTTTTTAGCACATGCTTTAGCTATATTCGCAGCATAATCAATATTGATTTGTTTAGTCTGCAACCAATCTTTTTCACATATATCTGTTTGACGTTGTACAATACAATTGATACACACGGATATATTATTTTGTACGAAAAAGTTGTATAATTCTTCTGGATCATCAAACCTTATTGCAACACCATTCTCAACAAATCTTGTAAAATAGGTACAAATATATGGTATATCTTGCGTTTTTAATTTTTCAGCTAAACATCTACCAACAAGACCTGAACCTCCAGCTATAAAAATAGTCATATTATTAATATTTAAAACATTGGTTTTAAATAATTTTGCGATACACCAAGCGAATAATATAGTCTAAAACAAGCTTTTTAAGATATAAAATGGAGATATTATCTGTTACTAAGCAAGAAAAAACAATATGTGACAATCACACTCGCAAAATACCTAGTGTACATGTCAATTATAAAAATTGTGTTTGTATTAAACCATGGGGGTATGAATTCTTAATATATGAATCTACGAAAATAGGTATTTGGTTCTTAACACTCAATAAATCTCATAGTACTTCGATACATACTCATTTTCAGAAAGACACTATTATTGTTGTGATAAATGGTTGTGCTGTTATTCGTTTACTGAACAACGAAAAGGTTATACTCAATAAAATGGATAGTATTTTTATACCTAAGAAAAAGTTTCATGGTATAACTTGTTTTTCAGAATCAATAACTCTTATGGAGATCGAAATTTTTGATGAAAATGTACATTTTTCTGATAAAAATGATTTGTTACGCATTGATGATCAATATCAACGTTCAAAAACCGGATATGAAAGTTCTGTAAAAAATATCACAGAAAATATTGATCGATATGGCTATTTTTTTCTCGAACCTCAATCTGAGAAAGTGATTAATAACTCTATTATCAGTTGTGAGTATTTTAAGACAAATGATATAGATCAATATAAAAAAAATAACTACAATTTTATACTAGATGGAAGAGTATTTGTAAATAGCCAGTATATAAAAGAGGGTAGTTTGGTGAAAACTAGCGATTTTGAAAGTCTATCTCATTGTGATACACCACTTCTATTATTATCAATTTGTTGTAATAATTATACTGAAGATTCTAAGATAATCTATGATAAGGATCATTTGAGAGAGGTTGTAAAGTCTATACGATCAAATATGGATGTTAAAATAATTCTGACGTCAGGATGTTATGATATTATACATGTCGGACATCTAAGTAATTTGAGAGAATCTAAATCATTAGGAGACATTTTAATTGTTTGTTTGAGTAGCGACGAGCAAATAAAAGCGTTAAAAGGTGATAAACGACCTATTAATAACTATAGAGATAGAGTTAATCTTTTCAAAACAATTTCTTATGTTGACTATATAGTGTTATACAATGAAGAAAATATAGAAAAGGAAACGACTCTAGATGAAATAATGAAAATTACAGATCCTGATTGTTGGACAAAAGGAAGCGACTATACTAAAGAACAAATCTATGATAAACATCCCAGTTTAAAAAATATTATATTAATAAACAATGTGAAAGATAAAAGCACCACTTCAATTATAGATAAAATAATATCAAGCTGAAATAGATCTCCATACAAATCCACCGATAATACCTGCGATGGCACCGACAGCGTGACCAATCAAAGATGCTTTTGGATTTTGAATTGACGGCATCACAACCATTCCAAATATAGAAACGACTATCATTACATCAAATCCCTTTTTAGTGATCACCTCCCATGTCATGATACCAAAAAGTATACCGGAGAAACCTATGGAACATGGCATTCCAGGGAATAACTTATGAGCAAGTACTTCAACAATAGAAGTAAAAACTAGTAAAAATATAACCAAAAAGCTAAAATTTTTAGTACCAATATCTCTTTCTACTCTAGTAAGAGCATATAGAGCAAGCAGATTGGCAAAAAGGTGATAATATTCAACATGCACAAAATTGCTACAAAATGATGATAAAACAGTGTCACCACAAGGAACTGTTTTTATGATAGTTGCAATATATAATGCAAAGATAATAACTATTGAAACGGCAAGAAACGAAGATACTGGTACATCTTTAAATTGCGACACGTTCATTTGTTTTTCTCAAGATTTTTTTATGATCTATATATAAAATGAACGATTCAGAAAATAAGGAGGAAAGTAAAGAGGATTTTTGTCCAGTATGTATAGCAGTGCCATTAGCTATGGCAGGTGCTGGAATGACAGGTGTTGGAGTTACACAAGATAAGAGCAATCATACGTATAAGATTTTTACTATTATTGGTATTGCATCTACTATTTTATCTTTATTTGCAATATGGTATTATTGGCGTTGTAAAGATTGTAGGTAAATATATATGTTCTTATAACAGATGTTTGTTATAAGAATTAACAAATTAGACATTCGGAGTAATCTCTTCCTTTACCGTGTCAAGTGTTTTCTTTTCGTTTACAGTAGGTAAAAGTTCATCCGTGTCAATCGTAGGGATATCAACATCTTCAACCATATACCTCATAAAGTTATCCTGAACATCACGAATGTTCTCATCCAAACCAGACTTTTTGCGAGCCTCCATATACTTTTCGAAATACTTTTCTTTAAATTCTGGGTTCTCATCATCGAGTTTCTTCAAAGTAGAACGGGTCTTTAGAATAATCTCCCGTACCTCACTCAATTTTTTCAGATGTTCCAAGAAAGTCCAACTGAGCTGAGCCTTCTTCACACAAAGAGTGATATACTCCTCGTATGCGTCAACATTAGGAGGAGAAACTCCATCATCCTTACGAGCCTTATCTGATTCAGATAGCAGAACCTCCTCACGCTCTTTCATCTCATTTATAGTTTGTTGCTCCTTGTTTTTTATCTCCTTGATATTTTCAGAAATAACCTTTGTAGTCTCCTTACGAATATCAATCTCTGCCGTCTCAGCCGAATATTTTGAGGACGAAGTGATAGGAAATGGCCTTCCAACGTATAGATGATATAGATGATGATACGAATCTACATTGCGAATTAGATATTCGGCTCTTTGATCCGCTTCAAAAGGAGTAGAATAACTTCCTCTAACCTTTGCAAATCCAAATACACCATGTTCATTAGGAGTCGCACCCTTTGCAGGAATAAAAGAAAGAAGAGCTATATTCTGTAGAGGAATAGGAGGATCAGCGTATGTACGATCCACAGATGGAAACTTTCGAGTAAAATCTGTAATATTAAGTACTTTCATTGCTTCAACTGTATCTGAATCAGATAGAGGAGGTACTGATTGCTCCGGTCGCCACCTATTTACCATGTCACGATCAGATGGATCAGTTAGGGACGACTCCTTCTCCCATTCAGGTCGTTGGGTTTGTTCAGTCATTTATCATCAAATATTAATTCTTTAGATTGTGTAATTCTTATTGTATGATTTAGTTTTTAATCTTGAATTTAGAGAAAATACATATGCCATCGTCAAAAATTTATATTATTTTACTTTTTTTATTATTTTTAATGACCGCAATCATCGGTTTTGTAACCAAAAATAACTCATTTTTTATAGCAGGGTTTATAATTTTTATAGTAAGCTTGTTAATTTACAACCAAATATATGAACACTACTGTCAAAATGACGAAAAATTAAAAGAGATAAAGGATGTTTTTGAACGTTTTTTTAATAGTCAAAAAAATTGGGAAGGACCATTAGAGGTACTCAATCAGAAAAAAATTATGAATGAAATCATGCTATATAGAGGGGAAAAAAGTTATACAATTAACAAGGAGAAAGTATATATTTGTCTAAAAGACGAGAAAGGTAAATATTATAGTGATAATACCTTGTACTATGTAATAGGTCATGAATTAAGTCATGTAATTTGCGATGAGATAGGTCACACTGAAAAATTTCACTTTATTTTCGAAGCATTACTAGAAAAGATGGAAAAGGCAGGTATTTACAATTCAAAAATACCTATAACACAAGACTACTGTAAAAATGGAGATCCGGAGATGTAAAGATTTCTTATACTTATGCCAGTATAAGAAAATAAAATTCACTTCTTTAATAAGAAAGACATATGATTTGCAAACTCCTTTACATAACAAAGATGTGAATGTTCGGCCCATTTGACATCAACGTTCTGAGATTTAGTCAATTCGTTGTACTTTTTTACATATTCTGCGTAACAAATCTCACCGCTTATGATATCCTTATCAAGGTTTTTTAGACTTAATTCAAAATGAATATTCATTCTTGATTTGCATCTCAAATTCTTTGCTTTAACACGGGCGTTGTGAATGTCATAACTTATAACTTTCAATACTTGAAATGGTAATATATTCGGTGATAGTGAATAATCGAAATGATCTTCAAAAGGCTCCATGCGTTACTCTTAATTAGTCTCAAACTAGTTATTAACAAAATTCAATTTTTTTACTGGTAACTATTTCTTAAAAGAAAATAAGTAAAATATTATTTTCTTTTAATTAATAAAAATGTCTGCGACTGATATTCCGGATTTTAAGATAGATGATCTAACACCAATTGAACGTACAACTCAGGTAAGTCCCACCGGATCTTATAGCGCTGAGTCCATTAAAGTGACTTATAACTATAAGTTTAAAAACCATGTGACAAAGAATGATGTTATAACATCCGGAGTTTTAGGTAGTGAAACTGGAAATTCCTACTAAAACAATATAATTTATATGTGAGTTAAAACATATAAATTAGATAGTTTCTATTTCAGGTACACATATACCGTATATAAAATGATAGATACGACTTGACATTTTGTCTCCAATACGTCTACGACCACCAGTAGCTAAAGGAAACGTGAGATCTGCAAGTAACTTCTCTCTTAGGTGCTCCGGTGTTGTTTCATATTCTTTAACGAGGTCTCGAAAATTTAAATATTTTTCCGATATAACAACTGCTACTTTTTCAGTTACTTGTGGAATAAGAGACAATTGTGCTATAAACCAAATAGTAGGAGTCATGTTAGCCTTTTTACTTTTTTTCAATGTTGCTGCGTAATCCTTATCAGATGATTTATACTCTTCATCTCGAAAATAAGTATCGCCATCTTTTTCTAGTTTATCTAAAAGTTTTACAATAAATTCTGCGCTTTCATCGATTGTACCTGTCTTGTATACCTTAATTCCATCTCTTAGCTGTGTGTTAATTAGACTTCCAACTAATGTAGACACAGGTAAACCACTAATTTTCGAAGACATTGGTTTATCTAAAGATCCTTCAACAAGATATATTATTCTTTGTCTAGGAGTACTTCCTAACAGACGAGCTTTTTGTTCTCTACCGCGACCATCACAAATACTAGCTTTTAGATCATTAACTGTTTTACGTTCTATGATAAGTATTGTCTTTCCATTTTCTCTAAATAGAATATCTCCAACTTCTAACTGTTCAATTAAAGGTTTTGTTAAAGGTTGAATCTTTTGAATAAGATCGTGTTCTCGATTATCAATAACTAATTCTATCATTTCTTTCTCTTACAAATTTCATTCCTTAAACGACGAAAAGCAAAATAAGTAAAAGTGAATTTATACTTTAACTTTTATAAGAAAAACAAAAATGTCTTACAGAGATAAGGGGAAGGCCGCTCTCGCTACCGTACTAAAACAGGAACAAAACATTCGTGTTATAGAGAAACATCTCTATGATATCTCTTGTAAGGCGGCAACCGAACAAGAAGATATTGAAAGAATATACAAACTGAATATTTTTCAAACAATAGGGGATATTATGAACGGAGAGAAACTAAAAAACGTTATTGAAAACATTAAGAACGGAAATCTTGGATGGAGTCATCCAGCATTTAAACAGATGCAAAATATGCTAGATGAGCAAAATGACTTCATAGAGAATCCGTTTGCGGTAGAAGAAGGTGTTTTAGAATGTAAGGCTAGAGATAAAGATGGTAAAGTGTGTGGTAGTAAGAGAGTGTTTAGTTACCAAAGACAGGTCAGAAGTGCGGATGAACCAATGACAACATTTGCTAGTTGCTGTAAATGTGGAACTAAATGGCAATACTCTGGATAATTCTAAACATAAAGAAAAGATAGTGTTAATAAATGACTATCTTTTCTAAGATCATTAATTACGTTTGTGAAATATTTTTACAAGCGGTTAATACAATATGGGACTATTTTTTCAGCCCAGACATATCTCGACAGAAGAATTCTGATGAATTTGAGGCTGATATTTTGTACGAAAAAAGTAAGGAAGAAGTAAGTATACCAAATGATGAACCATTCGAAATTCTGTCAGATTCTGAAATCGAAACTATTTAAGAAAAATCTATTTCTAAAATTTCTATCTAAAATGATGTTTGTAAAACAAAAATGTCCACAGATACGTCTTTGATCACCTTCAAAACTATCTCAAATTTTACCAATGATTTGGGAGAGGTGTTTAGCGAGAAGCATAGGCCCTTGAAACTATACGCGCACTTGATTAACAAGACAACCCTAGCTCACGAGAAGCCTATTGAAAAACATATTGACGCATTCAAACTTTTCTGTGTCGCAAATCGTGATGCAATTTCAAAACGAGCGGTTAATAAGCTATCAAAGGAAAAGATAATATACTCAAAGAAAGTGTATATTAATATGAAGGAGATTTTTCAGATGGCAGATACCGAGACTACTGGGGTTATCTGGATGCATCTTCTGACTATTTCTGCTCTAGTTGATCCTGCTGGAAAGGCACGTGAAATCCTAAAGGAGGAGGCTGGTAAAGGTGGAGATGAAGAGATAAACTTTCTTACAGATATTATTTCAAAGGTTGAGGCGAATGTTAAGCCAAACTCTAATCCAATGGAAGCAATTTCCTCCATTATGCAATCTGGTATTTTCACCGAGTTGGTTAGCGGAATGGGTAATGGTCTTCAAGATGGTTCTCTTGATCTAGAAAAGCTAATGGGTACTGTTCAAAAGATGGTTACAAAGCTAAGTGCTGATTCTGGAGATCCAGAAGGAGGTGAGCAAGCTATGAATATGATTAATACTATGGTTAGTAGTATGACGGCTGGTGCAAATGCTCCAACTAACGATGGTACTCCGAGACCGATGCCTGATATAGCAAGTATGATCGGGCCAATGATGGCAATGATGACAGGTGGTGGTGCCGGAGGTGTACCTAATCTAGCCGCTATGATGGGTGGGGGGATGCCTAATCTAGCCGCTATGATGGATGGAGAATCACAGAGTGACGATTCAATTGAAGAGAATATTCGGCGTCAATTAGAGGCTGCACGTGCTTCGGGTAAATTAGGATAATAGAAATTGATTTTATTACTGGTACAGTAATAAAATTGATTGAAAAACAAAACGATCAAAAGAAGGGAATATAGTAAAGAAATGGAAGTGAATTACAACAATAAAATCATTTTTACATGCAAAAAATGTTTCTTCTCGAGCGATACTGAACAACTTATCACTAACCATAATAAAACGTGTAATGGTATCTTGAATATATACCCTGAAAACATTAGCAGCATGGAAGAGAATATTAAATTATTAAACAAAATGAACGAAAAGCTATCAGCTCAGCTCGTTCTCGAGAGATTTAAGAACAAAATTTATTGTAATCTGATTGAAAATAATACAGTCATTTCTATCTCTGATATTCTTACCGAGGAAGAGGATGGCTTACATGTGTGGTCCGGTTCAGGAGATCTTCCAGTTCATATTCACGAAATCTCTCGCGGAGAAGAAAGGATTATAGTTAAAGAAGCAAAGCCACCTACTAGAGAAATCACTTCAACGATTATTAGAAAGCCACCACAAAAAATTGATAAGTGTTCTAGTGAAATCACTTCAACGATTATTAGAAAACCACCTCAGAAGATAAAAAAGACTGTCGATGCAGATGTTGTTCAAAAGTTACCTAATACAAGTGATAGTAATGTTAAAGAGGAAGTAGTAGAATCAAGAAAACAATCTTATAGATCAATAAAAACATATTTGGGTACTCTAATACAAGAAGAACCATCGGAACAAGATAGAATGGATAAAATATCACTAGTTGACTCAAAAATTCAACATATATTAGAAGGTTTTGAAGATCTGAAAGAGGTAGAAAAGAGTTTTCAAGAAACATTCGTCTTATTGAAGCAAAGCAGAATATACACAAAGATATTAAGTGATTTGGCCAGAAAAAGAATGAGTGTCTTTGGAAGAATGACTCTAATCGCTTATCAAAATCTGCTATCTGAGCAAATTCGAACGATTGAGGCTATTTTTCGTGAAAAGAATTATAGCGAAAAGAAAAGCTCTTTAATAATTTCAAAAGGGTTAACACCTCTAGAAAGCCGCCTAATATCATATTCTGGATATACACAAACGCATATAGAGATCGATGAGATACAGAAACTCGAGATTTCTCTAGATTTGGAGAAATACTCCCCTAAAGAATATGTATCATATGATAGTTCCGCTTTTGTCAATTACTTTGATAATTATGGTTTAGTATTATTTCCAATGAAAAAGAATCTAGAACGTTATTTGTTTAACCGTTACGATTTTTGGAATGTAGTGTACCTTCAACTTCCTAAAAATAATAAAGATGATCCATATTCATTTTATATACTTGAGCGTGTAACGAAAGAAAAACGATACTGGAAAATGGATTGTCGTCTGGAAGAATTATCCTCTAATTTAATATCCAGTATTTTACCAATTATGATAAAAATGTTCAGAAAATTATATAGAGATGTATTCGGCGACAATGACTTTCGAAACGATTTCTCATCAAAATGCCAAATAACAGAGTGTGATTGCGAACAGCTTCTTCAAAATATCATACTCATTAGTCAACCAAAAGAATTTTACAACGTAGTAAGAGAGATGGTAATCAGTAAAGCAACGTATATACCTACAGAAAATGATAAATTTAATCTATACGGTGATGATTCTTTACAACGCAAGAGATTTCATGAGAAAGAAGATGTAGATCTGGTTGATATAATAAAACAACTGTTTGATGATATTACTAGCGTTCAAGCTGTTGATTTTTATAGATCCAGAACAAATCTAAAATGAATTTGTATTAATAATAAACATGCCCCCGAAACTTCGTAAACGAAAACAAAGTGACGAACAACCGGAGAATGATAATACTAAAAAACATAGGATAAAATGCGAAGATGATGATATCGAGTTAAGAGAATGGCCAATAGAATCTTCAGGATCAGACAATTCTACAGAAGATCAAGATGATGAGTCTACTGAAGATGATGATAGTAGTAGTATAACAATCGATAAAGATGATAATCCAGAAGCGTATAAGATTTTACGTGCTGTTAAAGATGAAATAGCTCGTACAGAGCCTGATATAAAAAGTATGCTTCTGACACCTATGCGCCTTGAGGATAGAGCAAAACTTTGTCAATACTACGAAATATATAAAATGCAAATACCTAACACAAACGAATGGTTAGAGTGTAGGGGGCGATATAACAGTATGTTCAAGGAATACAAGTCTGGTTATGAACAGTCTAAAAAATATAGCGACGCAGATCTCGCTCGAATGGAAAGAGATGAAGAAAAATTTACTGGTTTTGATGCAAGATTAGCATTAAAGTATAAAATTCTTAACTTAGAAACTAGCAAAGAAAATAAGGAAGTTATATATAGGAGATATGAGGAATTCTTAGCATTAGATAGTGTAGATGATGAATTTGGCAAGTTAAAACATTGGTTAACATGGGCAACTGATTTTCCACATGATCTAGTAAAAGATCATGTTAGTCAAAATATAACAGAATTTATCAAGAAAGCAAAAGATAGGCTAGATAAAGAGCTTCATGGAATGGAAAAGGTAAAAGAACAGATTCTATTATTTATGTCCGCAAAAATGCGAAATCCAAGTATGGTACATGCGAATCTTGGTCTTGTTGGTCCACCAGGGACTGGTAAAACATGTATAGCAAGATTGATAGCTGATATAATGGATTGTGGATTTTCACAAATTTCCTTCGGCGGTGTTGATAAAGCAGATTTTCTCAAAGGACATGAGTATACGTATGTAGGTGCACAACCAGGAGAGATTGTGAAATGTATCAAGCGTATGGGACACAAGAATGGGATTATTTTTCTAGATGAGCTAGACAAAATTACGGATAATCCTGAAATTCGAAGCGCTCTACTACATATGATCGATCCAAGTCAAAACAGTGATTATCGTGATAATTTTCTGGGAGGAGAGATCAGAATAGATCTTTCCAAAATCTGGTACATTGGATCAATGAACTCAATTCCTACGGATGAAGCTTTAGCTGACAGATGGTGGATTATAAACGTAGGTGGATACTGTCGATCAGATAAAATAAATATTCTAGAAAATCACCTTCTACCGCGCGCATTGAAAAATTGCGGTCTTGATCCTTCATCCGTTTCTTTTCCTCAAGGCTCTGCTGGGTATTTAATAAGCAAAGTTTGTCGTTCGGGAGATAAAGGTGTGCGTACTCTTGAAAAGACAGTAAAAGATTTGGTAAATAAAATTAACTTTATTGAGATACACCAAAACGAAACAGGTATTTTACCTTTCAAAACATCCTTTCAACTTAACTATAAACTCACATTTCCTATAGTCTTGAAGACAGAACTTCTAGACAAACTACTTGAAGATAGCGATCTTGAGGTTACAATGAGTATGATGTACATCTGAAGAACTACCAAAATTATGTATATTTTTTTACTTAAAAATTTATATTATTAATTATAATATAAATGCAAGATTTGTGTGAAAAACTGTGCAAGTTTTACAATACAAATTTCCTAGATGACCAACCCGAAGAAATCCAACATAAATTTCTCTTCGCATCCTTAGACAATCAAGGAAAAGGTGTTGGAAAGCAGACATTAATGAATATCATAATCAATCATTATTTGAATACACAAAAACCGATACCACTATTTATCAGTGGACCCTCCAATGTAACTTTTCACTGGAGTAACAAATACGAAAAGATGATATATATATTCGGAGAAAATTATTCTAATAGTATTGATTGTGATGACTTTATTGAGGCTGAAGCAGCCGGTTATCCTATAGATACACATAATGCGTCGCTTATGTCATTCGAATACTTTCTTGGTCAGTTTATTAAAACAACTGATAAATATCTTGATGTTTTTCTTCAATTTCCAGCGTTATCTGATAAAGTAATTAGAAAATATAGTGAAGATTTTTTACCAGATAGACATCTTGTTAACTTATTTAATCAGTTTAAAGAATGTATTGAATTCCCAACGCGAGGTGGAGAGTCATGCAAACTCGCCCGAGTACATTATTTTGACACTCAATCATCAGATGACAATACAAGTTCTAATGATACTATAGGTCATTTTATCTTGCATTTAGGCAAAGTTATAAAAGACTATAAACTGGATGGTTTATCAACAATTAGAGATAAATATGTGCAACTTTCTTATGATGATAATTGTAATGAAGTTAAAAAGTATATGACCGAAGTGAAAGATGACACGGAATTTGAAGCTTTCTGGATTCTACCTCTTGAACAAAATGCATATGTTAAGAAGGAATTAGATAAACTAGACCAAGAACTAAAATCCAAGATAGTAGATTACATCAAAAAAGAAATCATTCAAAGAGCACACGCGGAAAGAAGCACTTGGAAAGAACTTAGAGAACGTATTTATAAGGGATCTATTGATGAGGTTGAAGATGTTTTGAAAAATATGTTGAAGTCTGTTTCAAGTGTGTATTCATGTGTTGCGGATGCTTATCTGTTAGCAAGATTATTCAAAACGTTTAACCTGGAAGAAATGAAAGAAAAGGCGGCATACCAAGGTATCACAGATCAACCCGACACAGCACGTAATATAATAATATACTGTGGCAATGAGCATGCCGAAAATATCAGACGTTTTTTGAAGAATATACTTGCATTTAATGTTATTGCTAGTTTCGATAATACAAATTACCGTTGTGTTGATATGACAGCTATACAACCTTTATTTGTATATCCTAAAACGCAAGATGCAGTATCTAAAAAAGTATTGGTGCTTTGTCAACGTAAAGCAGGATTGACTTACGAAACTGATATAAATAAGCAGTTAATTCCAACACTAGAAAAAACAATCAAAACGTTCCTGGACGATGATACAGCAGATATAAAATATATGGTTGATATTAATACTGAGTTTTATCCTCAATCTAAAGCAGATTTTAATATGCTTCTAGTTACATACAATCCAGAAGCCGTAAAATTTTGCGAACAACATTCACAATTTTACGATCTTGTTGTCTTGCAAACATGCCCATTTGGTATTATTAATATGGAAATGATAAGAGGTATATTAAAAGAAGGAGGTTATGTAATATGTACAGCAGTTCAAGTTGATGGGAGATTCGGAAAAATTGCTGAACAAACACAAGAAACAATTTCAAAAAATAGCATTGATGCTGGTTTTACAAAAGTTTCCAATGATACCTTATTAACTTTTCAAAAGAAGTCTGATAGCAAATTAGGTGAGCCTAAGCCTACACCTACTCCTCCTATAGCAGAACCTAAGCCTACACCTACATCTACCCCTATAGCCGAACATAAGCCTACACCTAAGCCTACACCTACGTCTACGCCTACGCACCCAAAGAAAGTCAAAACTACTAACCTACTAGAAAACCTTACAATCGCCAAATTCGGTATTTTTGGGCTTTTACCAAATGAAACACGAAAATCTCCTAACATTAAAGATCACGTCATTGTTGATCCGGCAGGTTTAGAATACATAAGTGTTATTGGACCAGGCAAAGCAGGATCATTGTCACGTGAAATTTATAATATTATTGGACTAAAAGGCGCTACCACGTTTCCAAAAGAAGTAAAAGATACTATCAAAAGAACAAGCGATGCAAAATATCACATGTATAAAAAAGATAAGACTGAATATCACGTCATACATACTGTTGGACCAGACTTTCGTGACAATGAAACGATAAGCTGGTATAATGCTATAAAGCAATTGAGTAAAACCTATTTAAATGTTTTAATTGAAGCTGAAAAACTACCACATAAGCTTAATGTAATTCATTTACCTTTGATATCGGGTGGCGTTTTTTCTGGAAAATTTGATACGAATGATATGATTCCAGAATTGACAGCTAGAGCTATCTATAAGGCTTTTAAGGATTATGGAAAGAAACTTTATAAAAACTATTGGTTATGCATTTATTCTGTTTCTGATAATACACTTGCACGTTACAAAGAAGCTTTCTTAAGAGTAGATAGTGTCAAACACTATGATTATAAAAAAGGCCAACTTATATCTAGTCCAAATATTAAATTAGACGTTAAAGAGATAAAATATGAAAACGGATCGGTTGGATATTCTACTTTGATAAAACGGAACTTACCAGACGCAAGAATAGGAGTCATGATTGCCGGAAATAGTGGAAGACCAGGTGGTGCGATAGGTCATGGATTGGATATTATTCCCAGGATTGATCATGATCTTATAAGACAAGGTGTTAACGGATTGATAAAAACTCAAGAAGAGAGCATTGTATCTGTATGGTTTAAGGGGGAGTTTGATGTAGAAAAAGAACAAGAGAAGTTGTTTCTGTCTACAATATGTGGTCTATGGGGACAAGAGACCAATGAAAGTGGAGATGAGACAATTCAAAATGTAAATTACAGAAATACTCAAGATAAGAGAGAATACGCAGATGCTTGGGTAGTACAAAATGCATCTTTGCTTAACAAACCAACTGGAAACATAATTAAAGCAAGTCTTGTATTCGTAGCTGGTCCAAATGCGAATGAATCAGCATCGAATAAAAGATCAGGAGGATCAATGTATTATACTCTAAACAAAAAGGCAATTGACGACTATAATTTTTTCAAGGATTGTGTAAAAGAAAGCGTACGTGCAGGTCTCCTTGCTATGCAAGAAGAAGGTATAACACATGCACTCGTCGCAAGAGTATCTTGTAGTCTATACGCAGGAAATCACGAACATAATATAAATAAAGAATTTAGAGATCTTGTTCAAGATATTGTTAATAATATGGAACACACATTTAGAGAAGTAACCATAGTTGGTATAAAAAGTATACAACAAGAACAATCTACTAAAAAGGCTGAAAAAAAAAAACTAGTGAGATAAAGGTTTTAACTTATAATGTTGCACATGAAATTTCCAAGGTTACTAAATGTTTGGATAGTAAAGGTAATAATATCTGTATTAATAATATTAAAAAATTTATTGACGACCACGCAAATGATTGTGATTTTATTGGAATTCAAGAATATAATAATTTAGAGGTATTGAGAGAAAAATCATTTAAACTAGCTACAATGGGGGATACACATTCTAAACCATTAAAGTACGGCCCAATCACCTTCTATGATAAAACAAAATATGGGTTAGATGTCACTTGTCATACAATGAAATTTGAATTTGGGATTGACCAGCGTCGACCTATTATAATTAATTTTTTTAACGATAATTTATGTGTTATAAATGTTCACGCTGGTCACTTTACAAAGCCTACCACTGGTGAGGTATACCAACCAAATGATATAACTACTTTTAATCTTTCTCTAAAAACATATCTAGAAACCATCAAAGAGTGTAAGGATACGTTTATACGTAAATTAAAAACATATAACATTATTATGCTTGGTGACATGAATAGTACTATAAAAGATTTTAGTATTATAATTGATGATGTACAAAGAGATTTATATGGTGGTACAAAAGAACCTACTTGTTGTTCGGATTTGGAAAAATTAGATGGTAAAATGACTATAGTAAACTTGGCTTTCGATCACGTTTTAAATAGTTTTTCAAAACAGATTAAAACAGTAGTATACCATAACTTATCATTACATTCTGATCATAATCCGGTTATCACCACAATAACCGTCTAAATAATAATACTTTTTAAAGTATTATTATCTTTTTAATAGTTAAATATGACAGAAGTTAGTGAAATTAATTTTGGCCTTTTTAAGAGAGAATCGGATGATGAAGAGAGTGAAGAGGTAGAGGTAAAACAAATACAAGAGAGTAATATAACGTCGTCAGAACTACCGCAAGAGACTGGACTTCAAAATTATAAATTTGTAATAAAAAATCTTGTTACAAATTAATTTGGATGAAATTCATAAGAGTGTTGTAGATCTTCAAAAATTCTATGTGTACCAATAGATTTTTGATCTTTATATTTATCAAAATTCTTAGACTTACTATTTTCTAATGAGATAAATGTTTTAATCACCCTATGTGCGTCGTTTACATTGTAAATGTAATTCTCATCTTTCTTAAATAGTCCTAGATTGACACCCGTGTAGTGATAAAGTGTTTCATCAGTACAAGTAGGAGGAAAATACTTATTATAATCTTCATACAATAATCTTTCAAAAAGAATTCCGAGTTGCGTCAATGAATGATTTTGTATTAAAAGAAAAGGATTACTCTTTCTTAACGCATCTAAAACGAAGGATAGTAATCTTAAATCATGACATTTATTATTTGTAGTTGCAAACTCTTTATGTGAGAAACCAAATGCTTCACCGCAAGTACCTCCAACCATTTTTACGAGAAGATTATATAACAACGAAGGTATAGGTATCCAAGATGATGAAGTAGATTTCGAACATTCACGAACATCACATATAGTTTGATATATTTCTTTTGAACTAATATCAGCATCTTCAAAAAAACAACGTCCATAATCAATAATTTTTGCCATATATGGAGATTTAAATGTAATAATGGTTCCATCTTTTAGGGTGTATTCGTAGTCGTAATATGTATTTTCAGGAGTTTTGATTATCATCACGTTTTCGTAATGCAAATCATGATGAGTAAAATGTTCCGACAAAATTGATAACGGCATATATATCTGGTATAGCAAAAATAAGAGATCATCACTATCTGTATTGCTTATGGTTGTTAGTAAATCATATAAAGATTGTGTACTATCAATATGTTCAAGCGAAATTGCTAAAAATTGTGAATTTTCACAAGCAAATTTGAGGTATCCCGCTAATTGTGAGCGATTAATTTTAGATGTAGATGTATGAATTTCTGTCAGATAAGAACTAATATTAGTTCCAGATGTAATTGTATGAGATTGGTTTTCACCTTGTTCACGAGATTTGTTTTTCATTCGTAACCATTCTGTATTATTCTTATAAAGAAATAAACTCTCTGTTTTGATAAAACAAGGAAAATGTTCGGCTAATTTATTAACATATAGACCAGCCATATACTCATAAAAAAGATTATCAGAATGTGTTTTTCTTGATGATTTCAAGATCTTTTTAGTACGATCAGTATTAGTAATTATGTTAATAAAACCATTTGCACTATCATCACCTATTCGATAAATTTCTTTTATATATTCGGTTGCTAAGTGTTTTTTTAAGTCTTTAATAGCGGATTGTTTTTTCGTAACTTCAACTACTTTTTTAACAAATGACGGTTTTTTTTTCATATCTACTTTTTTAACAGATGATGGTTGTTTCGTCTTATCTTTTTTTGTAGTAGGTGAAAAAGCATCTTTATCATAAGAAAGATCATCAATCATTTGGAATGTACAAATACAATCATCATCTTTCCATAATATTCCATTATTGATTTTTTTTACTGTCAATCCTCTCAAAACTGCAATACCATTATTATCATTTTCATCTTGTATTAAACAAATAATAATATCTTCATTTTTTACGTTTGTAAATGTGTTTTTAAAATCAACAATACGTATAAAGGATGCATTTACTAAAATTGATTCATTAAAAAATATAAGATATATTGTATCTGAATTTTCCATTTATTATATCAAAATAAAATAAAATTATTAATCTTTCTCCAAATAGATATTTAAACCTATCAAATAATAAAAATTTTTTCTACTGACGATATTAAACAAATAAAAGCATACTTTAAAGGATTTGTCTTTGTAGATACACACATTGATCGACAAGAAGAAGAATATCAAGATTTAGATGAGATTGACTAATATAAATAAATATCTACTCTTCTTGATCTTGAGGAGGAGGTGGAGGAGGTAGAAGCAAAGGTATTGTTTGAATGTTCGGATCATCTACAAACAGGTTTCTATCAGAGGTTCTAAGAATGTCTTGTAGAGCTAAGAAAGGCGCGTGAATATTTATACCATCTCTTGATGAGAGTTCTACATATGGAATACCGTACCTAGTACAAAGACCCTGTATATTTGGTTTCAAATTATAATTTGGAACATCACATTTTAGACCTACTATTACTATTGGTACAACAACTCTTACAATTCTCCTAATATTTTGAATCCATGCTTCACATTGTCTCGAAGGATCTGTTGCTTCATGTGAGAACATCACAAAAAAAGCGTCCGTCTTATTCCATTCATCTCTAACAAGCCTATTCAGATTTGGCTCAATAATACGATATCCACATTCTCTAATATTAAAGACTACTTTTCCTCCAAGAGGAGTCGGAAATGCTATAGCTCCAGATATGTAGTTTGGTGTAAATGTATTTCTCAAAAGTCTTTGAGCAAAACATGATTTGCCAACACCGGTTGATCCAACTAATTGAATATTGTATGTTCTACTGCTTACCAAAAATTTCATAATTTTTGAAGCATATGGTTCTCCAAATCTTATTAGGATAAGAAAGTAAATATTCTCGGTATCTTTAGACATTCTATTTGTTCGAAACATATTTACTAAAACACATATGAAATATATATTTATATTTCATTATTATTTTATAAGTTGTAAGCAACATTCTTGCCGACACAATCTTGACTCCAAAAAATCATATCCACTTTTCTTTATTTGGTTATGTGATAGATCTAACAGTTGTAATGAAGTTAACGACTGAAAATGATTCCCTAAAAAAATAGCACTCTCATTTTCGAGACCACAGCATGCCAATCTAATCGTTTCAAGGCGTTCAAGAGAAGAAAGAGTTTCGAGTAAAGAAATAAGACCATTGTCAAATATTACATTAGACGTGAGATCAAGCGAAGTTAATCTAGTCATCTTAGATAGAGGTGATGATAATTCTGTAGCTCCTTCTTCTCCAAGATTATTATCGCTAATATTTAAAGACAATAGATTAGAAAGTCCGCCTAACGCATGAATACCACTCATTCTTTCATTACAAGACATATTAAGAGATGTTAAACTTGGCAATGAAGACAGAGATAGTATCAAAGGTGTCAAATCAGATTCTATGTTATATCCAATATCTAAAGTAGTCAACCTCTTCATTTTCTTGATTGGCAAAGAAAGAAGAACGCATCCTTCTGTACCAATTTCATTATTTCTCATTCTTAGCTCCTTTAGAGACGTCATCGTTTCTAACGATTCTGCTAACCTAGAAGATCCCTTAGAGCTGATGCTATTTAGAGAAATGTTAAGAAATTTAAGAGTTGGAATCGTAAGAACTGAATTTGGTGTCTCAAAATATTTACCTAATTCATTACCACTCAAGTTAAGACTCTTGAGTTTTGTACGGCTAGATATTACTGGAGCGAGAACATTCATTTTTTCAGACCCAATCTCACTATAACTCAGATCAAGATCTGTAAGAGCTGGCAAGCTTTGTAACATCAAAGCAAAGTCATCTTGAGAGTTTTCACCTGTCCAATTGGAGCCTAGATTAAGATATTCTAGCTTTGTCATGCACATAATACTTTTAGAGATAATATTTAAAGAAATATGACCCATATGAGTTCCAGACATATTCAGTCTCAATAAACCAGTCATATATGAGAGAGCTGGTGCAAGTGTTCTTGCATTTCTTACATGAATAATATTCCCTGATATGTTGAGATCCGTTAAATTGTGTAACATGTATAATAAAGGCGTTAGTTGTTGTAAGTTGTCAGGGAAGAAACAATTGTTTGAAAGATTTAACTCTTGCAAAAACGGGGTGTGTTCCAAACATTGTATCATAGATTCAGCAGATGAGCTATTAAGATCATTATTCTGTAAATTAAGACTAATAAATCTGTGTCCCAATCCCTTTAGCGCATTCGTCAATAAGCCATTGTAGTTTTCTCTTCTACTACCAGTAAAAGTAATAGAGACGTAAAATTCTGTGGGAATCACTTGGCATACTCGATAAACTTCCTCTGCATCACCAGAGGTGAAATAAACGGTGTGTTTTACTGACCTAAATTCGGTCAAATTCCATCTTTGCACAAATCTATCTAGAATGATTCTGAGCGAGTCATTCATCAATCCAGATGGTATTTTTATTATTCGTGCCGTAAAAGTAAAGTCTCTTGATTGTCTTAGCGCCTGTATAACTTGGTATGTCTCGGTGCAAACAGCTGCAATATTCTTCAGGTCTTGACTGGTCAGAACACAAAGCCTCCAGAATGTCAATGGTAAACGATTTAGCATTTTCTACTATTTCTTCTTAGAACGTGTATTTATATTTCAATTTTTTTTGAAATGATATTCGTTTCAAAATTAAATATTATTTTTAGTATACAAATGGAGCATCAAGAACCCAAATTGGATTTGTCTGTATTGATAAACAAAGTATACCGTGATGTCTTAAAAAATTTAAATACTGAAGATCTTTTAAATTTTCGAAGTACTTCAACGGAATTAAAAGAAATTGTTAAAAAATATATAAGTAAATATAGACCAACTTTTCTTCGTTTAAATTGTACAGTTTCTTCTTCAAAATTAAATCCACGTATAGAAATAAATCCGCCATTGGAAGCAATAAAAGGTGTTGGTATGTCTGGAATGAAAATAAAATTGAATATACTCTTTGATCTTGTAAACATGACTTCTTTTAGAGATAATATTCAAATATTAGAACAAATTATCGAATCACTACCTCACGCACAAACCATATACATTAGTTTTTCACGCCCCGAATATTATAGTAAAGAAACAAGTTGGCTTGAAGGAACTTGGTTTAATAAAACAGCAAGTGCTTTGATTAAGTTACAAGAGCTTTCTTCATTAAGCCTTTCTGGTGATGCTCCGTGGGAACATATCTTAAAAATTTTACCTTACTTGACAACTCTTAGAAAACTAAGAGTCACTGATAATCAGAATCTGCAGAGTGTTCAATTATTAGAAAGTTTATCTCAAATGAAAGATCTCACATCTCTAAGTATTAGAAGTACACGAGGAGTACAAGAAACTGGATTACCGGGTATTGGTTTAACAAATTGTTTGCCACACATGCCACACCTTCACTATCTTAGTATATCACATGTTACAATAAACGGTTTAGCTTGCGAAGAACTCGGAAAAAGGTTAGAAAGAGCTCTTCCGAATGTATCTGAGCTTAAATTAGAAAATGTTTATATCGAAAATGGAGAATATGAAGAAGTATATTATTTATTACCTCATATAAGAAATTTGTTATCAAATCTCACGTCTCTTAATCTTTCTACCAACGGTATGTTAAATGATTTAATAGTTCTTTCTCTAACAGGAGATATTTCAAATCTCAAATCCTTAAATATTTCTAATAATAGTATAGGTGAATATGATGAACATATTGGTGCTCATCCAATAATTCCTTTGCTTGAGTCTTTAACCAATCTAGAAGAACTAAATATATCGGGTAACCGTATTTATGCTAATTGTATTATGGAGTTGATACCGACTCTTCAAAGACTTCCATTGCGCAAGCTTGACGTGTCATACAACTATCTAGGTGAAGAAACAATAGAGTATATAAGACGATCTCTACCATATGTAGAGTTAGACGAAACAGGTTGTCATATTCGTTGATAACAAATCAGAAAAGTGTTGTGTTATTTTCATACCTCTTCATTTCAATTATTATAAAAATTGAAATTCTTACCACGTCTCGGTGTACATCGGCTTTGATACTCCTCCCCCTGCAGGAGACGATCCAACAGCGACTGGGACATACCCCTTGACAGGTGAAATAACCATAGCCGGATCTACACGCACGAGATTGTTTGTCCATTTACTCCTTCTAGTCTGACCAGTAAAGTTTGTTGCTGAAAGCGCTTCAAAGCGTGCCTGGAGCTCTTGCAAGTGCGCTTCGTTAAAGTCATTCGGAAAGTCAACAGCTAAAGATGCGATTGCCGGTTGTTCGACGAAGAGCACTAGCCCATAGCGCACGGTCGTTCCATCTTCGAGAGTGACAGTCTCAATACGATTGCCGATTGCTCGCGCTGCAACGTATGACTCAAGCTCCGGATTATCGAAAGCGACCGCTTTCGAGCCAGAAGTGTAATCACGCTCAGTAATTGGGCCTGAAGTAGTTGTAGGTATACACACGCGCCGGTTGACTAGTTTTCCAGTTCCGTTGGTGATTTTATCCTTGATCACATCCGTCTCTACATAATATCTCCCTAGAGTTTTGCCAGCATCAGCTCCAGAAACAACGTACGCATCACCGGTTTCTGTTTGTGATACCCGAGCATCAATACCTAGTACGTCGTCAATCTCCTTAACACCAACCTGTACAACTCTCTTAACACCCACGTGGAACTCCGCTTCATTAGGTAGCACTGCTGGCTTTGGGACTAGCGTTACAGCGCTCTTAGAGATCAATTGATCTTTCAACTGAGAATAGTTACGCTCAGTAAAGAACGATGCATCAGCTAGCCATGCGCTTCCAGCTGCTGGCATTCTGATCTCGGGAACCTTCCATACCATTGAGCCCTCAGGATCGTCGGTTGTGAACGCGCATTTCATGTTTGGTATTTCTCCGCCAACAGACAACTCGATATTCCCTGCTCGTGGCCCGCTGAATGCAAGTCCAGTACTAACGTCTGTATTCCCGTACTCTGAAGGTAAAGATTTGTCTTCCCCTAATCGCAGCGCAGCCCACGATGCAAGGCGCCGGGCAAAAAACTGTGGTGGATAACAGCACACTGGCCCAGAGAAATTCTCAGAATCAGCAAAGAATGTCCATGTGAGCGGGTCTTTGTTTCCCGAGCTTGTTGCAAAATCAAACAGTGGCAGTGCGATCCAACCAGCACCAAATAGTCGGCCCTCATCTGCCATAGGAAAGCAGACACCGCATGGAGGTAATAACAGCCGATCACTGAGCACTACTCGTGCTAGATACCGGAAAGGTAAGCCGCGCTCGAAGAAACCAAAACCACCAAGAGTATCGCTTCTGTTGTTATAGCGGTGCGAAGACGCGGCAACGTGGTACCTAACTCCACCGAGTTTCTCTGACACAAAGAAACCACCCTCAATAGATCCCCACGGCCACGAACCCTTTGATGTAGAGATACCATCAGGAGCCTGAATCCATTGCCCAGACGTGCCGTAATGATCATCGGTCCCGATTCTCGTGAACAGACGTCCAAACCTAGTATACTGCATAATGCCAAGTACGCGCGTGTCGCCTGAACTAGGAACAAAGTTGATGGATAGCCTAAATGCATGACCAGTCATCATAGCATCAAGTGCTTGCGAGGACTCTCTAGGTGACAACGGCGCTGCAGAATCGTTATTCGCCACTAGAACGGTAGATTCTACCGGCGGAACAGTATCTGTAGATTCAGGCAGAACTTCCCCGCTTATTCCAGCCTGTGAAAAGAGTTTCCGTGCTCCAGTGTTTAGTAGTACAAGACCAAAAGATGTTATACCGATAACAGCTACCGATTTAGCCCATACGGGAAGAATAATCCAGTATTTAACTGTAACTACGAGTGCACAAATCCAAATACAAAGTAAGACAATTCCTACATAATAAATAGCAGAATCATCCATTTATTCTAGGTACATATATTTTATATAATTAAAATATTTGTCTAATAAAATGAGTACGTCACTCAATCCGCGGCGTATTCCTCATCAAACCAAGACTGTGTAACCTCGATCGCAAACCATCTACCCACTCAGCGTGCGAGTGAACCGGTTCTAGCATCAATATAAGACGTTTGACATCTGTGTGAATCTCCTCGAGTTTTTCATACATTTTATCATTCTGAAGACTCATCTTTGACAATAAGTTTGCGTTTTCTTGTTGAAACTCTTCAGCTCGTTTTTCAGACTCTACAATCAATCTTTTTGATATCATTCTTGTTTACCAAAAAGTCTTCACTCTCCATTTTATTATTGATTTATAATGTCTTTATTTCATTTTAAGACTTGATACAATGCTGTTATCTCGACAATAACAATCTAATAATAATACTTTTGTGAGTATTATTATAGTTGAATTTAAAATTGAATTTTAAATTGTATTAGATATAAATAAGTTGAAAATGGATCTACAAATTATCACAGATTTTTGTAAAACTCAACGTACAGACTCGTTAAAAGATTTATCACCAGAAGCGAAAGAACTTCTTATTGATGGTTCTTACACCTGTTTATTTCAAAAGTACGGTAATATAAAGATCGCTGAGATTGTCTTACAATACTATGGAGAAATTGAAAAAGTCTCAAACTCTTGGGTATATCGAGGAAAAGATAATCTTACTGGATTCAAAAGTCTCAAGCGTCTTGGTGTTGTTACAATACCAGTTATAGATCCAGGTGAAATAAAAGATCTAAGAAACACATTTATGGATACTCTGAGAGGGTTTCCTGAATATAAAAGAAATGCTGAAAATCCGGATTTGGATGGTTCTGGAAATACTCTTGTGTATGTTCTTGGTGGTTTTGCCGCTTTAGGTAACCCTTCATCATTTCATAATGATCTAGTTCGTGATTTGCGTCAAAAATGTAGGAAAGCCGTTATTCCTTTGTTTAAAGAATTAATAGACAGTTACGTTGATAAAAAACTTCGATCAAAAACCAAACTGGAAATGTTGTTTGATCGAATGATGTATCGTCAAAAAAGCCAACAACCATCTGCGGAATCTTGGCATAGAGACGTTATTCCTTCTGATCGAATTCAAGACAATGATGAACTATTTGGAGGATGGTTAAATCTTGACGAAGGCGATCAATATTTTTCTTGTATTCCAGGTTCGCATTTAGGAAAACGACAAAAGGACTTGGACAAAGGTTTCGCAACAATACCAAAAGATGAAGTTGTCATTATAGGAAAGTATCGACACAAATTTCGTGTTCCATCAGGTCATATGATTGTTTTTCCACAGTATATTCTTCACGAGGTTGTTGCTCAAAAAAGTACAAAGAATATGATGCGTATTTTTACTGGATGGCGCACTACGATCGCAAATGATTATCTACACCCAGACACAAAACAAAAAATGGAATCACAAGCTGTTATGCCATTACCAAGCGGTCAACAACCGCCAATGTTTTCTAAAATGCATGAATCTACTTTTCGTCGTACACAATTTAAACCTATACCAAATGATACTTCTCAGAAAGTTAGCACGATTGAATGGTCGGTAAACACTTTCTTAGAAAAGTTATTAGAATTAGACAAAAGGGAAGATTATATTATACCTAGATTATTAACATCTCTAAAAGAATATAATCTTCCAATGTATACTCCGTATACGGAAGAAGAAATGGCTCTTTATCGACCACAGAAAATTAAACTTGATTTTTCAGAATAACTTTGTAGAAAAAGAGAGAAACAATGAAATCGTTTAATCAGTCTGATATTTCCGGTTTTGTTACCAAGTTCATCTCTGATAACGGGTCAAAAGATCTAGTAGACAAGTGGAACAGCCAAGGCAACCTGGTTTCCTTTTCTACATTTGTAGAAAACCTATCAAACATGAATATTCGTTGTGTAACATATAAAGACAAATTCAGTTCTAAATCATCTGCATACAACGATCTTATGCTTGGATATGAAAACAAAGTTGTCGGTTGTAGTAGTAAGATCTTTGGAGCTTCAAAAAAGAATGATATTGTCATTATTAATGTAAAAAAAAATGGTATAATACATGCGATTATTGTTCGCTTGGATACAAAGTTAGATGAATGTAATGTGTGGATTAACCAAGGTGGTTTAAAATGGGAATACAATTGGACATATGAACCTATAACGGATATATTTCAATATGACAATAAAACCAAAAATGAAATGATCAACTTCTGTACTATCCATTCATTAAAGCACAAGAATCTATTTCATCCACGATTTTGCAGTATCTTGCTAAAGAAAGCAGTTGATGTGCTAATTAAGAAATTTTCATTGGCTTAAATAGACGATCATTTTTATAGTTAAAACTATAAAAATTAACTCGTTAGAATCTATTTGAATAATAAATGTGCATTTTTAATCAGTGTTACCAAAACAAACATTTTTAATACATCCTTTCAGATTCAGATACCCACAAACCCAATCGTTCTCTCCTGTCTCTATCCGCTTTAAACGATTCCTCCAACATTCTTAATTGAGCGAATTGCTGTGTCTCTTGCTGGTTCAACGTCATGAATGTCTGTCTTTGTACCGGTTCACCACAATAACTTGGATTGGAACCATTCACTAAGTTCTCACAAAAGTTGTTGAGCCACTTTGTCATTTTAGATACTTGACCAGATGTATTTAAACCAATTTTTATAAATAATATATCATAATAAATGCAAGAAAAGGAAATTATAATAATAGGTGCTGGTATCTCCGGGCTATATGCTGCGTACAAACTCAAATCTATACATGAAAATAGTAAGATAACAATACTTGAACAAAATCGGATGTTCGGTGGTAGAATGGGATCGCAATCATTTGAAGGGAGTGACATACCTACCGGAGCAGGTGTTGGTAGAAAAAGGAAAGATAAACTACTAATAAACTTACTAAATGAATTGAAAATATCATATGGAGAATTTAAATCAGAGCATTATTACTCAAATACATTGGGATGCAGATCATCTAATGTAAAAAAAACGTTTATGAAATTGCGCAAGCGTTACAGACCTTGCAAACAAACATTCAAGCAGTATGCTGAATCGATACTGGGTCCAGAAAAATATAAAACCTTTGTAACCTGTTCTGGATACACAGATTATGAACAACAAGATGCATATGACACTCTGTATCATTATGGGTTTAATGATAACTATGATAACTGGACAGCACTATCTATTCCATGGACACAATTGTTACTTGCTCTAGTTCATAAAATTGAGATGAGAAATATTCATTTGAGAAGTTGTGTAGAAAAAATAGAGAGAGTCTCTGATAATCATTTTTTTGTATATACGAATAAACACGTCTACACATGTAATATGATTATAGTTGCCACAGCAATTGATAGCATTAGAAGACTTCTTCCTAGAGAAAACATCTACAAAGGGATAAAAGGACAAACATTTTTGCGTCTATATGGAAAATTCTCAGAATGTTCCATACCCATTATGAAGGAATATGTAAAGGGATATACAATTGTTCCACAACCTTTGCAAAAAATAATACCCATGAATCCGGATAATGGTGTTTACGTGATAGCATATAACGATAATAAGAATAGTAAAAAACTGAAAAAATGGTTAGAAAACACAGAGGAGAACCGCGAGAAGCTTTGTACTCTTATTAAAAAGGCTCTTTGTATTCCTACAGAAACAAAAATTTACTTAACTAGTATTGTCGACTTTTATTGGGATATAGGAACACATTATTATACACCACTCGATCGGAGAAAATATAACAACAGATGTGAATTTATAGAAGATGCTCAACATCCTATGGAGAATGTGCTAGTTGTCGGTGAAGCAGTATCCATAAATCAGGGATGGGTTGAAGGTGCTCTTAATAGTGTTGAGCGTGTATGTTTTAATCTATTGCATATGATTTAAAAATTATTATCTGTGTATTAATAAAATGAAATATCGTTCACTACTACAACGAGGTTTAAAACAGCCACATCCAAAAAATTTGACTCTTCATTATGACCCAACTAATAATAGACCATTTCTCTATGATAAGTCAACAGGGCATAAGGAATGGGTTTCGAAAGAACGAGGACGTTCAAACAAATACTCCCCAACAGAAGAACAACAAGAAATAGAAAAACAACGAGAAAGTTTATACAAAGAGATAGATTCACTAAAAGGTGTGGTAGAAACTATAGAATCTACACAATCTAAACAATCTATAAAAATACCAGATCAGATAATACAATCTTTAGATTTTATAACTGAACTAATTAGTATTAAATTACCTATGAAACTTGATTCTCATGGAAATGTAGATGAAGAGAATGAGTGGGCAGGATTTGTAGAAAAAAGTCACACTGGAGGTTTTAAACCAGCTAATAATAAAGTTATATTAGATCTATTTAAAAATAAATATGAGGAGACAACTGTATATAATAGTAATGGAGAAAGTCTGTTATATGTTGCATATAAGGTAGGCAATGTTGCCTTACAAGATTTTCTAATAGAAAAATGTTCTGTTGATCCCAATTTAGAAAATGAAGATCGCAGTACTATTTTACATGGAATGGCATTGTGCAAAGAGGGTAATCTTCAAACGAGGTTATTTCGTATTATAGCTGTGGCACAAGCATATTACATTAGTTCACCTAAGGTAAATAATAAAGGTTTTACATGGTTAGATTATTTATTAATGACACATCCATATGATTTAAAAGAGGAAACTGTTAAAAAACTATGTAGATGCTAATTTTTAGTAAAATATACGTTTAATTTATCATATTATACCAAATAAAATATAGTATCAAAATTGATTTTACCAATATTAAAAAGGATTATAACTTTTATCTAGATATTAATGAATTCATTTTACAAATAAAAATTATATTGCAAAAGTCTATAATAATACTTATTGAGTATTATTAATCACAACCGATCGTTAAACTTACGTTATCCATTCGTTTTTTCTAACATTTCTTGGATTTTCTGATTCTGAACAATAATTTGTGAGAGTAGCTGTATAATCTCCTTTTCTCTTTCATTTGCAATTTTTGTCTCCAGAGATTTAAGATACACTGTAGGTGATTCGGAATCATACATAAAAGATGTTGAACACATTTTATTACTACTCTACAATTCTTAAATAGCATTTTGTATCTCTAATCTCTTACAAAATAGTGATCTCATTATGAAAGGTGTTTTAGATGTAAGAGAATCAGTCTCTACAATTTAAATGAGTTATAAGTAATTATCATCAAAATTATTTTTATTTACAATTTCAATAACTCCTTGTATACAATCTTTGATAACATATTCATTAGAATATTTAACAAAACCACAAATTAAATCATCTAATTCATCGAAAGACCATTTTTCTTTATGACCGTTTTGAACATCAAATATAATATAATTATCTCTAAACCCAGATATATCACTGTAAAATGGTCTAAATCTAATTTGTTTAGTATTACAAGCTCCAATACCTCCTTCTGAACAATTTAAATATGGCAAATTGCATACTGCTTCTGTTTTACACATAGATAACCATTCTTTAACAATTTCTTCATTTGCGTTATTATATTCACATTCTTTTTTTAATTCTCCCCAAATATCTATATATGGTTTAGTTACATATGGATCAATTTTAAATATTAAACGAACATAATGTGTATCTGGAATATTCATTTATAATACTTACACAAAATTTTATACTTAATTTGAAAAAACTGAATTCTTGTATGTGACAGTACTCTACAACAAAATGTAACCATTTTTCTCTAAATCATATCGTTTATATGAAAAGAGAGGCTGTTGTATCTTTCTCATATCTAGACAATTTTTAGGTGTGTTTGGAACAGGGTTTTCTGTACGTTCCTTTAAATTACCAGAATGATCAATCTCGTCAAAACCGATACGTTTTAAAAATTTTCTATAATTAATAGCGTGACGATCACCGCAATATATGATTATGTTATTTGCACGTCTAGGTTGATCTGTGACACCTTTATATGCCTTTTTTCCATTTCAGACATATTTTCTAACTGTTTGAGCAAATAGTCACTCATTTAATTTATTAAACAAAAGAAATTTAGTATAATTATTCATTATTTTTCTCTCTATAAATAAAATGCATCTCGAAACAGGAGATCTTTTGTTATTTACTAAAAAAAGATCTATAACAGGATGGTGGTTGATAGATAAAACGATTGAGTATTTTACCAATTCTCCTTATGTACACGTTGGATTAGTAGTTGTTGATCCACCGTTTTCCGTTTCTGGTGGGACATACCTATGGGAGTGCGGATATGAGGCGTGTGTAAACCCAGAAACAGGAAAACAAAATATTGGAGTTCGACTCACTCCAATTTCTATTGTTCTCTCTAAAGAACAAAAAATGTATGTGAGAAAATGCAAATCTTACATATCAGATAAAACATTGGAAAAAATTCACTCTGACATTTTTTTGAAGCCATTTGACATGTGTCTTTCAGATTGGCTTCTTGCGACACTCAGAATTGATATCAAGCCACAAAAGGCCGACAGAATTTGGTGTTCTGCTTTTGTAGCGTATATTTTTACCCAACTAGAATGGCTTGAGGGCAATACGGATTGGAGTATCATACGCCCGTGCGACCTGTCTTCTTCTTCTACATATCTTTCTTGGAAGTCTAAAGTCTACGGAGGAGATATGAGATATAAAAAATTTGAAAGACTTACTCTCATCGCTTCTTTGAAGTTAAAATTAGCAGCTTTGGGGATCGAATATAAACAAAAATCAGAAACTGAAATTCAAGTTCCTCTAAATCAAGGTTTTATACACATTAACATTTCAGAGTTTATATTTGAAACTTCTGTTGTTGATACTGTCAAAACATATCCGATTATATCTTTCACAAAGCAAAAATCTATTGTCAAGTATATTCTGGGTATTCTAGAGTCAATTAATGTCTAATCATAATAAACTTTGACTAATTCATATGTTTTTACATTTTTAATCATCTTTTTGTGGATTCCCTAGTGTTTTAACATAATATTCCATAAATATTGATAGACATCCTGATATATGTTTAGTAAGTTGTAATTTTGTATTCTTTTGTTTCCATTTTTTCAATACCACCATATTGGTGTAATGATCTCTTTGGTTATGATTTTTATTTGCATACCCAGTATATAATGGTTTTGGAGTCTTTTTGTAAAAGCGAAAGAATTCCCCGTATAGTAAACAAAACTCTTCCAATTCTAATCCGTATTCAGCTCTTCGTTTGAACTCTATTTTTTGTTTTTCAAATTCTTCTTCAATCATTCTGTGTTTCACATTCCTTTGTTCATCTGCCCATTGTCGTTCTTTAACTTTTTGTGGATCTTGTTCTGCTAGATAATCAGAACACAATCTTCTTATTTCAGCCCAACTAGGACCTGTATGTTTAATATCTTTATATTTTTCTACAAATTTAGCGGTTATTGATCTCATTTGCATATTAGGAGTAAGAACATCTGAAACTTGCTTTATTGATGTAAATGGACATTTCAAACTTTCTCCAGGATGTTGTTCTTTTTGTCGTTCAAACTCAGAATTTATTATGTTCCTTTCGTATGTTTTTCCGGAACTAAGAACAACTGGTTCTATCATAAAAGAATATGATATTGGGCATATCAATTCTTCAACGAGAGCGTCTGCTATTTCTGCTTCTTCTGGTTTTTCGTTTTGTTCTAGTTGTTCAAGAACAGTCTTCTCAATTTCTAATATTTCAACAAGAGACTTTACAATTTGTCTTTGTTCAGAAAGTGTCTTTTTCTTATCACCTGATGAATGCCAATAACACTTACTTGGTCCTATACTTTCCTTTTCAATAGACATAGTTATTTGTTATAATAAATAACTATTTATAATTTTGTATATAGATAACTCAATTTTATAAGTTATTATTTAAAATATGTAATAATAAAGATGCGTTCTCGTTCACCACCACATACAAGGTTTCCAGAACAGCCAGTTGATACTAGACCACTTCCAGAAAATTGGATTGTTAGAAGAAGTAATAATGTTGAGCCAGGTAGAATATACTACTTTAACGAGTTAACAGGAGAAAGTCGATGGGATCCTCCTGATCCTGATCCGGAAGAGGAAAGTCGATTTGATCCTGAAGAGGAAGATGAGGAAAGACGTCGAAGTTATGCTGAAAATCAAGCGCGTATTCAACGTTTGCAAGCTGAACATCAAGAGAGTATTCGACTTTTACAAGATGCACGTCGAATGCGTATTCAACGTGCAGAAGCTGCATATCAAGCGCGTATTCAAGGTGCAGAAGCTGCACGTCAAGCGCGTAATCAACGTGAAGAAGCTCTCCATGCAAGTATTCTACGTGCAGAAGCTGCACGTCAAGCTGTTTTAGAAAATAAAGCAGAAGATGATGAGAAGTCTGAAAACGTTACTAACGGTTATAATCAAGAGCGTATTCAATTTTTTAAAGATGCACGTCGAACGCGTATTCAACGTGCAGAAGCTGAATACCAAGCGCTTATTCATCGTGCAGAAACTGAACGTGAAGCGCGTAATCAACGTGAAGAAGCTAGACGTGCACGTATGCATCGTTTATACCTTGATCTTCAAGAGCTCTTTTTATAAACGAAGATGGAGTTATTGGTTTCAATCATAATGGTGAATTTCAACCAGAAAACGTTTATACCTAAAAATATAAGTACGTTTAGGATCAATATATAAAATATTAATTTATACATTATAAATAAATGGATCTCAATATAACAACATTTGTAAAATTAAACATATGTAATATATAAATGACTGAAATAGAAAACATGAAAAAATGGTTTCTTGGATTACAACCAGGATACCAACTACAATTAACAGTAGCATGTCGTTTGTATTCTTATCGTTTTGATACGTATCTCAATTCAATTTATAGAAAAAAAATGTATCCTCGGTTGAAGCTTATACGGCATGCCAGTTTATTACATGATGAAAAAAATCATGATGTTTGGATAGGGATCTTGTATACGACGTTTGAAAATAGATTATGCAACACAGGAGCAATGAATGGAAGTCCATTTGCTAAATTTATTGGTCACACACCAATATTATTGTCAGAATATATCAAAGAAATAGAAAGATTGACAGAATATATGCATCGCGTGTTTATTGAATCAAACCTTTATTATACACTTATATCTTCTATGATAGTTTATAGAGGAGTAATTATTCCAAAAGGCTCGGAATTATCATTATATATGACAGGAATAACAAGTGTTTCTACCGACATTCGTAATGCACTAAATTTTGCTTTCGCAGTTTACCAAGGTGATGATGATGAAGCTATGCTATATTCGGAATCAGAATACGATAGTTATATTATTGAATTGAATTTGCCAATTGATACTTTAGTTATTCCTATGAATATTTGCACAATTCAAGAAGAAAACGAACTTATTATAATCTCACAAGGAATATGTGAACAAACACCTATTAAAACAACAGAACACGTTGAAAATTGGAATCCTTATTTTAATTTGAATGGAGATTTAATTAAAAAGGGTAAAGGGAAGTTAAGCTATACAAAAATTAATGCTACATTTAATCTAGATGGTTCACTTCCAGAATATACTAAATTTAATATATCAAATATTATGGATAATGTCATTGATGACTATGACTACGTAACATTATAATATATGGGGTGAATCACATGCAAAGAACCTAAAAAACCATTTTATACAGGTATTTAAAAATACAATGTTATTAGTATAATATGGTGGGTACAAAAATGATACCATTTGGTATCATTTTCAATAATTCATGATCGAATGAAATTATCTCACTTTTTTGTCTTTGTTAAACGACGCTTTTTAGCAACCGCTGCTTCTTGTTCAATTTCTTGAAGCCATCTCTTATAAGCATTTTCAAACTGATCAAGTTCTCCAATCCATATATCTTTTTCACTCTTAGCCCTCAACCCGTCTAATTTTTCTTTCAAAGAGGCAATATCATTGTTAAGTTGTTTAATCTTATCGGCCGTGAAGGTTCTAACTTGCATTCGAAGAAGATAATCATATCCTCCTTCGCCTTCATTCTTTTTTGGGTCTTCATCATAGCCTCGTGTTGTTAATACTTCAATAATATCACTTTCTTTCTCATTCATAATGTTTATAGTCTTACTTACAACTTCCGATACAAATCGTTCTTTGTTTCCAAGATACCTAACCTCAGCCTCGAGAGTTTTGAGTTGATGCCCTTTTCTCTTTTCGTAATATTCAAACCGAACTCTACAAAAATTGTCTAAAATGGAGTCTACAGTGTCGTGTTTCTTTATCTGTAATTTTTCATTGAACATAACCATATTGGATGTATAGAGGTAACTGTGCAATTTTAAACTGTCCAAATCACATCGAAAATCATCTCCTTCTGTGAGTACAAAATGAACGTTCTTTGTTGATGAATAATTTGATACAGACTTGAGTTTCTTATCTGCTTTCAAATCTTCACAGAATTCTGCGAAATTAGAAGTCCACATGGAAACAGGTAATTCTTTAACCTCAATAGTACCCTTTTTTCCTTCCTCAACAATTCCATATGAAATAAACCTATTTTCTCCATTTTTTTCTATATCTCCTATAAAGCCACGATACCAAGGTGAAAATTCTGGAAACATGCTAACAATATTTTTAGGATCATCTGGATCAGAAACTAAAACCTCCCCATCATTTTCTATCCAGATCTTAATCGCTTCAATCATTTCAAGAGGATTATGACATGGAACCTTACAAGACCAACCAGTTCCAATACCGGCTGAACAACCATTAATCAACATCATCGGAAGAATAGGAACGTAAAATTCAGGTTCAATAAAATTTCCATTATCATCTCTCACATGAGTTAGAATAGGTTCATCCTCTTCACGAAAAATTAGTTCTGTGAGTGCATCCATCTTTGTGAAAATATACCTGCCATTTGCAGCATCCGAACCACCTTCTAGCCTAGTCCCAAACATACCATCTCGATACAAAAGAGGAATATTATTAGTTCCGGTGAATTCTTGCGCTAATCCAATAATTGTGTCTAACAAATTATTCTCTCCATGGTGGTAATCAGAATGCTCAGCTGTATAACCAGCAAGCTGAGCTACCTTTAGAGATGTACCTGTATACTTAAGATTCCGTTTCTTTACAGCATAAAGAATTTTTCTCTGTGATTCTTTCAGACCATCGATACCGTTTGGAATGCTTCTAGCACAATCAGCATGAGAGAATTTAATGAGTTCTCCGTTGATAAAATTTGTAATACTCATTGAAGTTGTCTTTCCTTGATCATCAAGAGAGAAACTGTAAGCTTCTGGGTTGTATTCTTCTAACCAAATTTTACGAGCATCAGCGTACTTCTTGTGAAACGCTTTTTGCATACTTATATTTGATTGATCATCATTCGCAAATTCTACCATCTTTAAACCAAAAGTATCAGGAACATCTTCTGCTTTTGTAGTACCAAGACCCTTGTAATACTTAACATTTATTTTACTACTTTGTTCGCCAAGAAATGTATGAAATCTGCGTTCATCATAAAATAACAAGTCGCCTGTCTTTTTGATTACACGAGCGATAGGTGTTTTCATACTGACTATAAACGGTTGATCTCTTTGTAAAAGAGTAGGATAGAGAGAATGAAAGAAATTGAGTATCAAACCTTCAATGTGAACACCATCGACATCGGCATCAGCAACTATCGATATTCTCCCATATGCGAGTTTCTTAAAGTTGCTTTCATCTTGGTAATCTACACCAAGTTTCAACTCAAGAGCGTGTATCAATGAACAAATAACTTTGTTAGCAGCTATTGTTGCTGCTGGCTTATCTCTAACATTAAGAAGTTTTCCACGTACCGGTAAAATACCATTCCAGTCACGACCAGATCTTCCATACAGACCTTCTTCAATTCCTGCTACTACATATGTCTTTGCTGAAAGACCCTCTGTGATAAAAAGAGTACAATTTACACTGTCTTTACTACCTGACTTGTTTGCTCGATCGTATCCTTCAATTTTTGTCTTTTTAGAAACTTTTTCGGCTTTCTTAAGTACAACCAGCTCTTTTGCACGAATAATATCCTCGATATTATCCATGACCGACCACTTTGCCATTTCAGAGATGTGTGTTTTCTTAACTACTGCTTCTACAGCTGGGGACTCTAACTTATTCTTGTCTTGTCCATCAAATTCGGGTCTAACAACTGTAGACACAACAAACAATCGAAAGAACTGACGAACATCTGTAATATTAATTTTTGGATTTTTACTCTTAACATTTTTTCCGTTAAACTTGTCTACTATTGGTCTGAATAATGCTTCTGCCCAAGAGTCTACATGTTGACCTCCTAGTCTAGTATATACACCATTAACAAACGAAACAGATTGATATTCTTTTGCCGGCGTAATCAATACTTCAGCATCTTTTGTCTTGATGAGAAGAGACTCATCAGTGGGAGTATCATAAAGAGCAGAATATTGAGTAAGAGTCTTTATGGGAATAAGTTCGTCATTAAAATATACTTCTACTTTAGACAGCATTGCCGCATCTATAACATATCGAGAGTATAGCTTAATAATATCTTCTGTATAACCTTTCTTCAAACCAAAATGTTCAAAGTCAGGAGTCCAAGTTACTTCTGTGTACCCTTTGCAAGATTGAGTTTCTTTGCTAATTTCTGCTCCAGCTGTGTCGCGCATATTCCTAGACCATGTTTGTGAAAGTAATTTCTTTGCTTTAGGATCACAACCTTTCACGCTAAACTTTTTTGAAAAAACATTTGTCAACTTGATACCAAGACCGTTACGACCAGATACAACACGTTCTTCCTCGTCATCGTAATTTGACCCGGTAAGCAATTGCCCAAAGATCATACTATGATTATAGCAATCTTGGTCAGCATCCTTTTCAATCGGAACAACATCCCCATCATTCCAAATTGAAGTCTCACCTGTTACCTGGTTGAGAGTTACCTTAATGTTTGTGCATGGTGTCTTGGTTTTACGACTTCTTTCTACATTGTCAATCGCGTTTGAAAGAGCTTCAACAAAAACACGTAAAATAGCGGGTGAAGTAGAAATTTCTTTTTGGTAAATTCTCCATTCACCTTGCTTTTGTTCTGCCACAAATTCTGTAATGGCACGTAAACGTGTTGAACCAACGTACATATCAGGACGAAGGAGAATATGCTCAATAGGATCCTTCTTTTGATAACGTTTTTTGTCGTTGACAGGTGGCATGTTTATTTAATATTAAAACCTGTCCTTTTTAATATCAATTTCATTTTTGAAAAACTCTAAAGGGGTAGTAATACAGCAAATGAAGAAATTCCTTCTGATTTCCATCCAAGAACTCTGATTTTAAACGAGGTTGGATCTCCTAGAACATTATATAAAACGATATCTTGTGAATTAATGTAACGATATAACTCGAATTGCAGTGATATATTTTTATCGCCGCTCGCGTTACCATCAATGTTAAAACCAGATGTAGCCCATGTTTCGCCGATTTCCATCGCTTTTTGCAAAGTATTGGCATTTTGAGCCAGATAAACAACATCTGGCTTGATATGATCATTTTTGAAAAAATAAGGAGTTTCAAGACCAATCGGAATAGAATTATAAATATTGTCTTTGTTATTCTTTTCTTTGTTCCAATTTTCAAGAGAGTTTTCTCCGTATAGTAACACTTGTCGAGGGTATTGATCAAAATCAGTAACATCTACATAGAAATGCTCGATTGTTTTACGTTTGTGATATGTTTCTATTTTTTCTCTAAATCGAAGAAGTGATAATCTGAGAGTATAAATAAGTCTCTTAAGAGTTTCTTCCGACTTGACTATCAATTTATCATCTTTCATAACTCCATTATTTTCACTAAATATTTCACTCACTTTTCCGTACTCAAAAAGTGGATTTATCTTTATTTTGTCTTTTATAAAATCATTAATAGTATCTAGACTTGGTATTTTTCCTGTTTCTTCAAGATAATGAGAGAATAGCCAAAACATATATTCAACAATATAGCGTGCCAATTTTTTGTATTTATTATAGCTAGCTAGAGCGGAAGATTCACTTGTTGGATTAATTATTCTATCATTCTCTTCTTCGAGTCCTTCTTCTGGAATACTATTATCATTTACCGGAATTGTTACTTTTACGTCTCCAAAATTTCCATAAAGCTCCTTTAGATGTCCACCACGAACGCATTGACTTGTAAGTTTTATTTTAAGAATAGTAGCTAATTTTATAGCAGTATCCTTTGACGTTTTTGTAGCGATCCAGTTTCTAGCCTCTTTTACTATAAATGGTTGTAATGGATCTGTAAGAATTGTCACTTTTTCACTATCAAATGCAAATCGTAACATTCGGCATTTGCCGTAAGAATCAAATCCTTGTTCTTCAAAGGTAAATCGTTTATTTCTATTTATTGTTATAGATGATTCTTGTATTTCATCTTTAAGGATGTATACTTGTTTCATACTATTATACACATCTCTAACTCCTTTAGAAATGTCAGAATCGTATTCATAAAAGTATCTTACATCATCTTTCTTGGTTTTTCTCCATTTTACGATAAGTTCGCAACGCTTTCCTTTTTGTTTATCAGCTTGGCTTCCTGTATGTTCATAAATGAAAACACAATTAGCTTCTCGTTTATTTTTATAATATGCATGTAGGTGTCTTGGTATAGTGAGATTTGCATTATTCACAGACCTGCTAAAAACAAAAATATTGCATTTAAAATGCTGTTCAAGAAAAGAAGTAAATAGTGAAGGTTCCATATATAAAGACGGGTCTCGTATAGTCTCAATAATTTGTTCAATTGAATAATCATACATTTCCTGTCGACACGCGGCTGCATTTGCTTCATTTGCTAGCTCACATCTTAGTTTGGTAAGATACTCCTTTCTATCCTCGGTATGCTCTAATATATCTGTTGTTTCATACATACCTTCCAATACACATTCTAGAAAAGAACTATTTGCATCATGAACTCCTTTTCTTACATATACAAACTCTTCATTATAATCAAATATATCAAACATTTTATTCAAGTTAGCTGGAAGAGTACCGTATTTGTCTGCTGATACAAACTTTTTGGTTGTTATCAAATCTTGTTGGTTTGCGGTGGACTTATCTTTCTTCTCTTCTCCATAAAAATATTCACAATAATTATTATTAGAACCACGCTTACTATTGTCTTTTTTGAAACAGCATGGTAAATAGGGTACAATATCATTATTTTTCTCAAATGTATTTTCGTGCAAACCTGGGTATTTATAATCAGTGTATTTACATATATAATTTCTCGGGCGGAAAAGTTCACTATCATTTGGATATCTCATTACCTGTCTTTTTGTTTTGTCGGTTTCGTCTTTTTTAGCTTCTTCAATCACTTCCTCATCATTTATAATAGTAGGAGCGTGTGTGCATTTCGTTGGATAACCAGCAACGAAAACTTCCGGGGCAATATCTTTTAACTTAGGTCCAATCACACCTGGCTTTGCAGTTTTTGATGTGTCTTTCTCGCTTTTTCCAAAGTCAGTGATATATTTTTTGTAAAATGTTATTATCTCGTCATATTTTTTGTCGTATAATGACAGAAATTTAGAGAAGGTATCTTGAAACGCAACAACAGCTTCTATATTTTCAGCTTTTACGATTTTTATACGAATATAAGTAGTTCCAAATTTGAATGCTCCATTGACATCCTTTCCACGTAGATCAGAATCATTTCGAGTGGATATTTTCTCAGTAATATTTGCAGTTAATTTGCCTATTTTAGAATTATGAAAGTGTATATATATACTTTCCTTTTTATTGGTAGCTTTTTGACTTTCATCGATGGACATCATAGAAGAGAATATTTGATCATTCAATACAAGATCGGCAAATACATACTTATGTATACTATGTTGTGGAAAATAGAAAGAACCTTTTATATGTTTTTCTACAATATTTTCTGCAGTCACAACTCCTAAACCATTAATACTTGTTAGAAAACGTTCGATCATATCATCTCTTTGTAAAAAAGCACCTGTTGTTAGCAAAGTCATATTAACTATTATATTTTCATTACCAGGTTCTCCGTCAACTGTAAGCATACATTCTGCGTATTCTTCTGGTTTCGCGCCATATATAGTCTTTTTTTGTAAAACTTTAAAAATTATACCTGATTTTACCGAATCGTTCCATTCGTCTGGTGGATTAAAGTCCTTAAAAATCTTGAAGAAATTGTTTGTAGTCGCAAAAGGAACTTCTGGCGTGAGTCGTATGTGATTAAATATCTCCATCAAAGTAATATCTTTCAAGTCGAGAGAGAATTTAAACTTTACACTTTCTTGTTCAAAATCAGTATATTTTACTTTATCACTTACTACTTTATCAAACGATTCAAACATCTTTTTTTGCACATTTGACTGATCCAAAACAGCTTTGAGTTCCTCGCTTATTTTTTGTATTGTTTTTGTTCGATCATTTTGCCAGAAATCTATTAGATTTGCATCGGATGGAATAGATTTTTCATCTAACAGTTTCGACGATTTTATTTCTTCGCTTATCAATAAAAATATTGGATTTAATAACGCTGGATTTTTCTCCCCAATATCATTATAGTCTTTATTATATACAATAAAAGGATGAATAATATCATCTATTATTTTCAGATTTTGTTGGTCTAGTTTTCCTATTAATTTAGTCAACAAACTTGTTACATTATCAGATTCCTTAATATCTGTTAATAAATTTTCAACATTTATTGGATCTTCTTCAGATAGTCGTTCTAGGGAAGGTATTCCTTCTGGAAAGTACAAATATCTAGGTATAGTTTTCATTTCTGATGCCAATCTAGTAAGAGCACTCTTTTGTGTATCCAAATCATTCATAATGAATTTAAAAGAACTCGTTTGGTCACCATTTATATTATTGACATGTACCATTACCATTTTAATCTAAGTAAATATTTGTGACGAAAAATATTAAAAAAACGAGAATGTTGTTAAATAGTAAAATATTATGTCTGGTAACAAAGAAATTGCCTTTTTACAAGATAAAGATTTTAAAGAAGATGGCACTTTTAAGATCGACAATAACAACGAAATACTTTTAAAGCATAGAATCATAGTTATCATGTTACAGATTACAGGGTGTCCGCCTTGCGAACAAGCAAAACCCAGGTTTCAAGCATATGCAAATAAGACCAATAGTAATGACGTATTTTGTGCAACTATTAGTATTACAAAGGAAAAAGATCTTGCAAACAGAGTTGATACCTTTATAAAAGTAGCAAAAAATGGGTTTCCTTGCTATGCGTTGTACATAGATGGAAAATTACAGGATAAAGAAATTACTGGTCGTGGAATAAAAGAATTGGGTGAATTTACAGGTGTAAAGGTACCAGGATATTAGTAGCTTAAAGAAAATTTATGAAATAAAATTATATTTACCACTTAAAGTTGTAAATTTTATTTCAAAAATGCCAATAACATTTAAGTGTAAAACAGGAGAAGCTTATCAAATTAAAATTCTAGCTGAGCTTTTGACAAATAACCTGAAGCATGGTTGTTTTGATGTGACGGATGATGGGATCACACTCCGCATGTTTGATCAACCCAGAAGGACTTTGGTAGACCTTAATCTTCAAGCAGAAAACTTTGCTCTTTATAAGTTTAAATCAGAGGAGAAATTCTGTCTAGGTCTAAATCTTAACCATTTTCATAAAATGTTAAAGTCTATCAAGAAGAAGGATTCTCTTCAACTTTTTATCAGTTCTGATGTACCAAATGAACTCGGAATAAAGACTATACCAAAGGAGAATACACGTGTTACAACTTCAGGTATTAAGATTCAAAATATTCAGAATGTTGATGCAGATGTTCCGCTTGGCTATGGAAAACCAGTTATTGTTCCTTCTCCTGATTTTCAGAAAATGTGTAAAGAACTTAGCAGTATTGGTAGCACTAATATTCGCGTTAAATCGAGAGGATTTCATATTGATTTCATCGCAGATGCGGATGGAATTTTGAAGCGTAAAGTACGTCTAGGAGAAAGTGATGACTCTGATGATGAAGAAGGGGGAGACATAAATGTTAATTCTTATGACGCAACTTTCACAACCGACCAGTTTACTAGAATTAATAAGATTGCCGGACTTGGTTCGACAATGCAAATTTTTCCTGGAACAAATGAACTACCACTGCTTTTTAGATCAAGTGTTGGAAGTTTGGGTAAAATTTCTGTATATATTAAGTCTAAAGAGCTTTTAGATAAAGAAACGGGTATTTCTGACTCTGACAATAGTGACGATGATTGAGAACTAAGATTTGATTCTATATCCTTTTAGGATAGAGAATAATGTAGAGTGTGTTTAAAATAAATTAGATTAGACCATCAATTGCTTTATTAAAAGCAGCTATTCTACAAATTGCAAAAATTGGAATGAGACATAACCGTGTTGAATGATCAGGTATAACAGTAATAATTCCTAAACCAATTACAAGTCCAATACTACTACCGATAGTATTCAAAACAGATATTTTTGCATATAGTTCCCCTACATTTCCATCTATTGCGAGTGTCTGAATGCATTTTGCGTTAATAGCTCCAAAACCTATAAAAGAGACATTACTAAAAATATTTGAAACTCCTGCAATAGGAAGAAAATATTCAGGTGACATAGGAGTTGCACACAAAGACATATACGCAAATTGCTGAGCAACGTTTGAATAAAACAAGAAACGATGCGGATCCTTGTCTGCTTCTTTTCCAGTTTTAGCAATGTATGCTAGACATCCTAGCTGTCCTATCACGTCTTTTCCTATATAATTTGCTGTTCTAATCGTTTCGGCATCACAACTGATTGAATGTAACATGCTGTGTGTTGCCATAGCGCTTTCAGCTGAAACCAGAACATTAGATGCAAAAGACCATCCAATATAATTTGTATATTTCTTATGAACCTTTCCGGTTGGAAAGAAAAGAGATCTCAATCTGTTCATTCTTTTTCATATTTTCTAGAAATTTGATTGAACAACTCAAAATAATTTTTAAAACTCCGCGAATGGTGATAGTTTTATTCTTGCTATTTGAAAAATGAGTAGTTTGTTAATTGATTTTAATAGAATTGTTATACATAATAATTTACATGCTTTAAAGCATAGATGTCAACCAATACCTTATACAAAAGAAAATGTAGGATTAGTTCTTATAATTAGACAAAAAGAATATGATACTCTTAACTCTCTTCCAAAAGGAGAAAAGAGAATTTCATATATAAATTCTCCCATATTCATTGACAGCATAATCAATATTTGTTGGCTTATATACGATCAAAAGAAAAGAGTATGCGAAATTATAGGTGCTGAAGGTATCATAATATCAATGGTTTTAGAAAAAACTCTTTCTAACATTCCAAATGATGTATTATTATGCGTTGGAATAGATCTAGACCATCCTGAAAAGGAAAAAATGATAAGTGAATATGTTAAAGCCGATTTTCGCGATCCTTACATAAGTAAAAAGAGCCCATCTGGTATAAGATTTACTGAATACGGTTTATGTCTTTTTCGTGAGAATAATGTGGTTGAGAATGATTCTACAAATGATATCAATCACTTATTATCACAGTTTAATACAAGAGAAAAGGGTTTTTGTATTCTACGTGCTCGTTTATGTAAAGAAGCAATTAAATACTTACAATCGAGTTTCAAGTTAGGATCAACTTTTAACACAAATGGTGTAATCACACAAAAAGAGGTGGCTGGTCGGTTACTAGTTAAAAAAGTAGATGACGATTTTGTTCATCATTTAGATATAGATAGAAATAGTATAATATACGGACGAGAAGAAACCGTGCCTATTGTAGAAGGCCTTTATAATTTTCATTCACATCCTGTAGAGGCTTATGCACGTAACAAATCAACATTTGGGTGGCCTTCTCCACAAGATTACCTTGGATTCTTGGTTGCTATAAATAAATACGGTACTATACTTCATATTGTTGCCAGTATAGAAGGATTTTATATATTATCTTTAGGTTCACATATGGCTGCGAAGAAATTTACTATTGACAAAAACATAATCTCTTTCATTAGTAAAGAATACGCACTAAATTGCTTTAAAGGCGGTGGTTACACTACAGAATGGTATTTAAATAGAGTTAATGGGTTAAAGTACGAAGGTCATTCTATTTTTCTTGTTCAGTACATACCATGGGATTCGGCAGATACAACATTTAGTATTTCTCATCGCAAATGTGGTTCTAACAATTGTTTCACTAGACAAAAAACATTTGACATTATTAAAAGTTTGTTAAAAATGGAAGATACAGAAGTAAAAATTCAAGATATCTAAATAAAACATATTTAATCTTAAAGTAAATCCTTTCTTAAGCTAAATGAATTTTACTTTGTCTCAACAGTTATTTGATTATGATACAATGCTCTTTTTAGGTATCAGCCTTGGAACAGGAACTTTTATGTTGTTTTCTTGGTTTTCTTTTGGAAAAAATATACCCGAAGAAGATCAAGATAAAAATATTATAACAAACAATTCATTCTTAAAACCTCAGAATTCTGAGTGTAAAGGTGCTATTGAATCATCTTACAAATCAATTCCTAAACGTATCAAAAACTTTCTACTTAAACCCGTAAAGTTAAGATTGCCTACTTTACGCATTTCATTTTTCAGTATGATATTCACAACTGCTATTGTTCGTGCAAAAATGGCCTTTAAAAAAAAGATAGTGACCGAACAAACCAAGGTTGAAGCCAGCTTGCACAAGCTGGCAAGGTCTCTATGGGATCAAGGTAAGTATGCTGAGGCAGAAAGGATTAATCTTGAGGTTCTAAATGTAAGGAGATTGGTTTTTGGAGACAAAAAATAGAAAAATCTTAATATTTTTTTGATATTAAGATTATTTAGAATGCAATAGGATCTGTATACTCGGTGTTATATCTAGCTTCATGGAATTCCCAATACTCAGGACATCCAAACTTCCATCCCTTTGGAACTCGAGGAGCTTTCCAATAAAACACGCATTCTTGCCACCTATTGCTACGAGTTGCATTGTGAATATAAATAGCATGATAATCTTCTGTCAATTGCTCCATAAGATCACAGAATAGCTCGTATGTTGGAATAATGGATGCATAATTACGGTAGATTTTCTCTCTATTAGACTCTATCGGTTCTCGAAGAATAAAGATACCGTCAATGTTTGTTCGAATAGCAGGCTTGATATCCATAGCGTACTGTAAAGAAAGAATATAAAACATCTTCCAGTGACGTCCCTTCTTAAATAATGCATTCTGAAGAGGTTTGTTAAATACTTTTGGATCATCAGTGCAATCATCAAGAATGATGGCTCCCCAAGGATTCTCGAGATGTTGACAAGCAAGCTTTTGTCTCTTGACGAAATCCTTTATTTTCTCTTCATCATAATCATTATAAACAAAGGTACTAGGCATAATTTCAGCAAACGCATGATTTGTATCTTCAGAACCACTCATAGCCATTCCAATCGGAAAAATATGTTTCTTTGCATATAAAAGCCCTGCTATAAGTGTACTTTTTCCAGTACCAGGCTTGCCCACAACAACAATTTTACTACCGCCATTGTAATCTGGGTCTGACATTCTGTTGGTTAGAGGAGGAATGATCTCTGTGTCGAGTTCCTGAATTTCGACAGTCAAGGGGTTACTCATTTTGCATCTTACATCGTCTTGTTTAAGCCAACTAAATTTTTAATTTAGATCCAATTAAAAGTTTGATAAAGTCTTTATTCAGGTTCCGTTTTATCTTTTCTCTCAGAATTACTTGAATGTAATATAAGCGTTGCAATTGCTATTACAAGAGAAAATGTTGCTGAATAAGACAATGTTAGCTTCCAAGAGACATAATCAATGCCGGTATGTCTATCTATTATTTGTACACAATTGGGCTTAAATAAGTAGAAAATTCCTACAAAAATAAAAAAAGATACAGCCATAGAAATATAGGCCGCCTTAACTGGTTCCGTCTCGTTTGCCATTTTACTCTAAGTAAAGATTTACAATATTGCAAATCTTTTTACAATAAGAACTATAATATTAGTGATTTTTACGTAAAAATGTTAATATTTCCCAAAGTACCTTGCAATCAAACTCATTATATTTCATAATATCTTTCATTTCATTAGAATTCTTCGGATCTTCTGATTCTGTATATGTTTTCCATGCTCTTATCATAGCAGTAGAACCATTACAGCATTCACTCTCATTTTGTGTCGATATCATTCCATGTTTCCTCATTGCTCCAGCTATCGCTTTCAATCCAAATTTAAAACAATCTTTGATTACTATTGGCTCTTCCTGAAATAGTTTGCACAGATCTGACCACTTTCTATTATTCCAATCGTCTATTATAAGTTCTTGTCTTGCCTCTGCAGAGTTCCAAAAAGTTTTCTCAGCATGCCAATAATAAACTTTAGGATTTCCACGTTCCAAGACGAATTGAGCAAACTCATTCATAATTCGATATTCCTCTTCATGCGTCGGTTTGGAACATGTAAAGTTCTTATATCTCCATTTTCCATTATCAGACCATCCAACTCCGATCATAAAAATCATATCGGTTTTTGGTTGTTCAGGAAGGGAAGAAAATTCAGAAAAAATATCACTCAATGTTTCAAAATCAACATACAACTCATCACACTCATCTCTCCATTCGTAGATATTATTTTTTATCACTTTTGGTCTTATTTTGTCGACGCTTTGACGATTAATATCTAATATAGCATCGATCGTCTTTGCTCGTACTCCATTGATATTCATCTTTTTTGTGGTACATTCTGGGTCTCTCCAGCTTTTTACACCTCTCTCGATAGCAAAATCACGATGTTTAACACCAACATACCAGATATTCGTAATCTCTCCAATTATATCAGCAATCTTTTCTTTTTCACAATTCCACTTTCCAGAATCAACACACATGTTTGGATAAAGTTCAATTCTTGATGGAGGATTGACAGACCATTTATGTCCTAATTTTCTTACATCCCTAACCCACTTAATCGCTTCTCTTGTTCGATTCTTATAATCAATGTCAACCGAATTGTATGATATCTTACCCAATCTATTAAGACATGTCTCGTTCGAATCAATAACACCTCCCTTGTTAATTCTCCATCTTCTTCCCATAATAAAAGAATATGATGCAGTAATTCCCTGTATCAATCCGACAGCTTCGGTATATACGAGACATTGTGCTTTATACGCCGGATAACTACCAGAATTTAGCAGATGCACACCATCTGCTCTAAGAGGTAAAGTAGAAAATTTGATGTCAATAACAACATAGTGATATGGTTTACCAAGAGTCGGTGCTGACATAGATATCTCTTTTTCAGTCAATGAAGTCTCATCAACCAATTTTGACAAAAAATCGCTGCGTATCAAAATATCAATAATACCCTGTGTACCATTTCGATAATTTCTTACAGGAGCAGAATGTATAAGCGGAATTCCTTGAAACATAAGTTCTTTTGTTTCTCTTAGAGATTCCTCTGTGATATATTCCGATACGCTTCTCACTGGAACTCGGTTCTCATTAATATATTTTATTAGTTCACCCTCAAACTCTATACCTCTATTCATAATAAACTCTGTAAAACCATTCGCATGATGAGTATACTCTGGTGATTTTCGAGTACCACGACGATTTCTAAGCTTTAACCAATCGACTAAAGGATCATTCATCATATAATTATATAAATGACTTGCCGAAACCATATCATGTACAGAAGATTTTTCTTTCACAACATCGTTTTCTCCTGTACAAAGCTTTGGTCTTTTAGACCTAGTATTGTCTGCCACACAACTTAGAGCCCGTTTTGCATGTCTGATCATTTAATTATTATAACTTACCGTTTAGATTAAACAAATAATCAATCTCAAAATAAAAGACTATTTCTAGTATATTCTAAACTTTTATTTGTCGAACTTGCCTATTGCTCTTAAAATACACTTCTCCTACTTTAGCACTCTTGTTCAGATTATCACACCTGCACCAATCAACTCTTACGTCTTTAAGATTTTTATACTTTGATCCATTCTTGCATATTTCTGCTGCTTTATATATCATTAAAGAAGTATGTTCTTTTTCATATTCAACGATGACATATCCAGATGGAAAAGAAGCAAGGTGTAAGAAAAGATAATGATCTCTTGCATTGTCTAAAAGAGACCAATTTTCATCCGCACTCTGTCCAAGTCTACACACAAAACTGTCAAATATAAATGTCTTCATTTTTATAATAATATTATTATAAAAATGAACTGCGTTTTTAGGCTGAAAAATGTTAGTACCATGACTTTCGCTGGAGGGAGTTCAACCATTTTCCGTATCCCATGTTCTCACTTTGTTTCGCCCTCTTCCTCTGTTCCTCCTTCATCTTCTTCTCCCTCTTCTTTTTCAGTATCTTAAAATTTTTTTCTCTTTCATCATTCTCACTTTCTACAAAATTTGTTTCAGAACCTTTCCATCCTTTTGGTGCACAATCTGGACCACTACAGATTGCTAGGTGCATTATAGGAGTGTTTAGATCAATTATTTTTTTATCTGAATCTGAAACTTGATTATAACAATATTTAATTTCAGTGTCTGGCTTCACAAGATAAATTATCCTTTTATCGGTTTGCAAGATCATTATCGCTGATAATAATGGTATATATACATTTGTAGTATTTGCTCCAATAGGTAGTTTAATATAAGTTATTGGATCAGTTTCATTTTCATCACATGGATATTTTCTAATACCTCTTGTTAACAATTCTATAAATTGTTCTTTCGAATAACAAACCGGATGATAATTATAACAAACACCTGCATAATTAGATACACTAACTGTTACGAATAAAAAAGCATTTGTATCGGAAAGACACTTATGTATCGTAAAATTTTCAAGAAGATCAACTTCTTTACATTCTTGTTCTCCATATAATTTTTTAATTTCCTCTATTTTTATATTATTTATTCGGCAAAGACCAACAACATAGTCTAATCCTTCTATAATTTGTCTATAAATTGTATCTATACTAAACCTTTTATCGTTACGTTTGTAATTTGTAAATATTGTTTTGAATTGTTCTTTGGTTATAGTTAAGTTTTCTTTTATCTGTTGTTCCTCTCTCAATAGATCTAATTTATTAAAAATATATTCAGCTACATAATTATATATTAGATGTATATGATTAACCATGTGTAAGTTCTTTAATTTTAATAATTCGTCTTCTTGATACTGTTTGTACACTTGTTCTAGAGAATAATGGTCTTTTTTGTCTATTCTTTCTCTAACAGCTTTTAATTGAGCAAGCAGATTTTCTCTTTCTAATGTATTTTCAAGTGGAATTTTCATCTGGTCTTTTTCATATCTTTTATAAAAGGCACGATGAAGATATATTCGAATGAATTGATCATCTTTTGTTTGTAGCATCTTTGTATAGGAGTTTGTCGTATCAAAATACTTTTGATTGTAGTTTAAAAGATTATCTATCACTTTCTTAAGAAAGTTTTCGTCTTCGTTCATTTCTTTTAAAATTATATAATATATATAATTTTGTAAAAAATGTTAACGCGATCAACGACGAGGGTAAGGGTTTTGTCTACTTGTTCGTCTACTTACTTTACCAATTCCTCCTGTTGAATCAGTTTCCTCCTCAATCCTCATCCTTTCCTCCTCAATCCTCATCCTTTCCTCCTCAATCCTCATCCTTTCCTCCTCTTTCCTCATCCTTTCCTCCTCAATCCTCATCCTTTCCGCCTCCCTTTCCTTTCTTTTCACATATGCGTCTTCTTCTCTTGCTTTCATAATAAACTCATTACGTGTACCTACATTATCCGTTCTAGATCCTCTCCATATTTTTGGTGCACAATTTGAACCGCTGCATTTTGCTATATATGCAATAGGAATTTTATCATCCGGCTTATCGTGGCCAATCTTATATTCACACAAGTCTTCCTCTCCTTCTTGACTATAGTATGATTCACTATCTTTACGAAGTACGTAAAATATCCTTTTATCAGACTGCAAAAGTAACAGTGCTGATAATAATGGTATGTATACATTCCTAGCATTTGCACCAATAGGTAATGCAATATAAACCCTTCGATCATAAGAATTACATGGGTATTTATAAGAACCAGTTGTAAATTTTTTCGTAATCACTTCTAAGATATCTTTTTTAGAATAACACACAGCGTGGTAATTAAAAGAAATATAATCTGTGGCACGTTTATCGATCTGCACGAATAAAATATTATTGGCTCTTTTAAGACACTTATCTATTGTATCATCTTCGAATTTTGCAACATCAACAGCGTCCTTTTCACCATATAAAATATTAATTTCATCTATTTGTATCTCTTTCAATTCATAAAGTGATTTTACGAGATTGTAATATAAATATTCTAATTGTCTAAAAAATTCTATTTTAAAATCTGGGCGTCCCATAACCTGTTCATTTATTAGTCTCGCATAAAATGTTGTCTTATCTATTTTATGGTCATTTTTTAACTTTATTTCTGGCATACTAAAGTCTTCTTCTCTGTACGTTTCAGATAGTATATCTTCTTTACTTAACCTTAACTCTTGTCTTCTTAACCATTTAAGAATTATATAGTATAATTGTTCATATCTCGGTTTTGCATCTGTAAAAATAGTTTCAAACTTATGTCCTTTTAATAATTGATGAAAATAATGATTTTGGATATATCTTATACGATTATTTATATAGTCAGGAAATCGTAATTCTAAATACTGTGTTAGAATTTCATCTCTCATTCCAGTCATTGAAAATTTATACTTTTCATATTCTAAAAATTCATATATTATTTGTCTCTGATAGAACTCAGGATCATCCTCCTTAACCTCTAAAAATCGAGTGGTAGCATCCATTTATTTAAAATAAGAATAAGAATAATTATATAAAAATTTTAGAATACAAAAAAGTAAAATTGGTTTTAAAAGCAGATATCTAATATGAGAAATAGCAATGGAGTCGTCTAGATTTTTTCCATATAGTTGGCACGTGGATGATGAGGAAGAAGAAATCACGTCTATAAGAATATACGGAATCGATGAAAAAAATTCAAATGTGTGCGTTCGTGTAGACAATTTTACTCCTTATGTCTATATTGAGCTCCCAGATAGAATAAAATGGAATACTGGAAATGCACAACTCGTTGGAAACAAGCTCGATGAGTTATTAGGAAAACAAAAACCGCTCAAGAAAGTTTTGATGATGAAGAAACGTCTATATGGAGCTCATATTGAATCCAATGGGTCAGAAAAACTTTTTCCATTTCTTTTTTGCTGTTTCTCTGCCAGAAAAGATATCAAGACTCTTGGATTCAAACTACGAAGCTCTATTAATGTAGTTGGTCTTGGAGCACTAAAATTGAAAATGCACGAATCAGATGCTGATTGTATTTTACAACTTACTTGTTGCAGACAAATCTCAACAGCTGGTTGGATTGAGTTTCACGGAAAGCGTCAAGAAGAAGATGAGAAATTGACTCTTTGTGATCACGAATTCAAGGTCAAATGGAAGAATCTGATTCCTTACGAGAGTAATGTAGTCTCTCGACCAAAGATAATGGGGTTTGATATCGAGGTTAATTCATCTAATCCATCTGCCATGCCAAATCCACACAAACCTGGTGATAAAGTATTTCAGATCTCTTGTGTTATTACTAGGTACGGAGAAAGCCAGGACAAGTATGAGAAATATTTGCTTACTTTAGGACAACCAGATCAACATATTGTAGGAGATGATGTGTTGATATACATGTATGATACAGAAGCAGATCTTTTGACTGGCTTTACTCAGTTTATTCGAGATGAGAATCCAAATCTAATTGTTGGTTATAATATTCTCGGTTTCGATATTCCGTATATGATCGATCGAGCCAAGTTCAATATGTGTATTTTTAATTTTGACCAACAAGGATTTCATAAATACGCTCATGCAAAAGAGAAAACAATCAAATGGTCTTCGTCAGCATACAAGAATCAAGAATTTTCGTTTCTTGATGCAGAGGGGCGAGTGTATGTTGATCTTTTACCTTTAGTAAAGCGTGATTTCAAATTTAGCAATTACAAATTAAAAACAATTGCTGAACACTTTATTGGTGAGACAAAGGATCCTCTCAGTGTGAAGGGTATATTCAAGTGCTATCGTATTGGTGTTACAAAGAACAAGGATGGTGAATATAGTAAAATGGCTCAAAAAGCTATTGGGATAGTAGGTAAGTATTGCGTAAAAGATAGCGCTCTAACTGTGATGCTCATGGACAAGCTACAGACTTGGACAGGACTTACGGAGATGGCTGCAACGTGCTGTGTTCCTATTTTTACTTTATACACACAAGGTCAACAAATCAAGGTGTATAGTCAAATGTATAAGTATTGTATGTATGAAAATATTGTTGTTGAAAAGGATGCTTATCAAGTATCCGAAACGGAGCGTTATGTTGGTGCTCACGTATTTCCTCCTGTTCCGGGACAATACAATCAAGTAGTTCCATTTGATTTTGCTTCTCTGTATCCAACAACTATTATTGCTTACAATATTGATTATCACACTTGGGTTTCTGACGATTCAGATATTCCGGACGAAAAATGTCACGTGATGCAGTGGGAAGATCACATCGGTTGTGAACACGATCCAAAAGTGATTAGAAAGATGCAATTAAACAAAGTGATTGAGGTAGAGAAAGAAAAAATTAAAAAACTTCGCGATAAAAAGAATAAAACAACTGACAAATTTAGAAAGAAGGAATTAGGTGATGAAATACAAACTCTTGTAGATGATCTTAAACCTTATGTCAAAGAGCGTTCTGATCTTAACAAAAGCAAACCAAAAAATCCTATGTGTGCAAAGCGCTATTATCGATTCTTAAAGCAGCCACGAGGAGTGTTACCAACTATTATTCAAAATCTTTTAGATGCTCGCGCGCACACTCGTAATGTTGATATGGTTAAGACAAAGAAAAAGATTAATGAATTAGAAACAAATGGTGAAAATAACACTAAAGAAATTGAGTCTCTGAATAGTTTGCTAGGTGTTCTTGACAAACGCCAGCTAGCATATAAAGTTTCTGCGAATAGCATGTATGGTGCAATGGGTGTTAGGCGTGGATATTTACCATTTATGCCTGGTGCAATGTGTACGACATATATGGGTAGAAAAAATATAGAAATTACAGCAGATACTATTGTTAAGAAATTTGGTGGACATCTAGTCTACGGTGATACTGATAGTAATTATATCAATTTTCCGTTGATGGAAGGTAAGTCTGATGAAGAATTATGGGACTATTCCGAGTTTGTCGCGGATGAGCTCACAAAGTTGTTCCCACCACCTATTAAGTTAGAATTTGAAGGAGCGATTTATAATTTTTTCTTTATATTGAGTAAAAAACGCTATATGCACAGAAAGATTGAGAAAAAACGAGGAAAATTAGTTTACAGTGATAGCATAGGTAAGAAAGGTGTTTTGCTTGCTCGTCGTGATAATAGTAATTTTGTACGTGTTGTATATGAAGGAGTCATTAATCATATTGCAGATAAAACTCCGCGAGAAGATGTTTTGTATTTTGTGCTAGAAAAAATTAATAAAATGTTTTCAGGCTGTAATCCTTACACAGACTTTGTTGTTACAAAATCAGTTGGAAATTCAGGAGGCCTTATTCCTGAACCTTTTACAAACGAGAAAGGTGTTAGAAAAGCCAAAATTGGAGATTATACTGTTAAATTACTTTCCTCTGATCCTACAGAAAGAAAAGAACAGTTAAAACTGAAAGGAGCTGAGACAGAAGAAGAATATTATCTCCTTTCTTTACCAGCACAAGTACAATTAGCAGAAAGAATGCAACGTCGAGGGCAAAGAGTAGATGCAGGTACTCGTTTAGAGTATTTAATAACTGATCCAGACAGACATACAGCTAAACAATATGAAAAAGTAGAATGTGCTGACTATTACTCTAAACATTCTACTATTCTAGAACTCGATTATTTTTATTACTTAAAAGCTCTTGTAAATCCTCTAGATCAGGTTTTATCTGTTGCATACCCCGGTATTGTCGATTTTGTACTTGAGCAATATAAGTTCAGATACAAGGTTCGTCGTAATTTATTGAATGAACTGACTGAGATGTTTACACCTAAACTTAAATTTGTAGAATAAAGCAGATCATTTGATACATTTTACTTATAATATAAGTAAAATTTCTAGAAAAGATATAAACTCATGTTTTATTATTAAAAAAGATATGTAATAAAATGTACACAACTTTATTGTTCAATGAATCTCCTTTACTATCTTCAATAATAGTTCTATGTTTGGTTGCATCGTTTATATGCAGATTATGTATTATTTTTGTTTTACTTCTATTAACACTTGTTCTTGTATGTATCTTTTATCGTTATGAACCACATAGTAAAAGATATGATGACAACGTTATTATATCTCCTGCGAATGGTACGGTGTCATACCTAGAACAAAAAGACAACAAAATCAATGTTTCTATTTATTTAAATCTTCTAAATAATCACTCACAGATATATCCTGTTAACGGCATCCTTTTCAAAAAGATATATGATAATACCGGTAATTTTGCTCTTGCTAATAATATTAGAAAAAGCCGTTTTAATGAAAAGATAATACATACTATTAAGATGAAAAATGGTGGTGAAGTAAAAGTAACACAAATAGCTGGATTCTTTGTTAGAAGGATCGTTTCAGAAAAAGAGGTGAATGAAAAAGTGGTAGCAGGTGAGTATTTAGGAATGATCAAATTTGGTTCTAGAGTTGATTTGGAGTTTGAGGGAGATATATCAAAGATTATGATTAAAAATGGTCAAAAGATAGATATTGGTGATATGATATACTCTTTTGTTGTTTAGATAGTCAAAAACAATTACTTAACTCTGATTTGCATTCAAATTAAACGATTTCGCTGCTTACAGTATATACTGGTTTATATGGTGTGTCATAATATGGATGATCATCTTTTGGTGTATAAGAAAATAATGGTTGAGTTATACCAGTCATATCTAGACAGTTTTTAGCACGAATAGGATTTTCCACTGTATTTTGCTCTAATCGCTTGAAAGATGCAACATCTTCTAAAAATTTTCTGCATCTATCTGCATGTGCATTTCCAGCGTATATTATAATGTTATGGGGATTTTCGGGTTCATCGAAATTGCGTTTTTTTACCGGATGTGTCGTTTTAGTGTCAAATGTTTTAAATATACGCGATAGCAGATATGCATCTGCAATTATACTATTTAGATTAATTACAGCTTGATGAAATCTTGATACACAGTTAAAAAATATATCAAAATGATCGACTTTGATTCTCTTACCACCACGTGTATAATTAGGTCTGTTTTGTGTAACGAAAAGTTTGCCATCTCTAATTGTAAACAGTTCAAACTGATCAAAAAGATTGTCCAGATTCGTTTGAATTCTTTCTTTAAGTGTTAAGGCTGTTACTTTAATTTCATCTAGAATAAATGTCCGAATAGATTCCTTCATTGTTGATCTATCGATTTTGTCATTAAGAAATGTGTACTTATTTATCATCTCTTCTTGCAAATAGGAAGCAAATTCTTTGTCTTCCTCTTCAGATTTAATTTTATCTATAAACACTTCAAATAGTTCATTCTCATATATTTTACGAAAATCTATCACAAAATTTCGTTTAGGATTATTATTGTTTTCACTATTAAACTTATAATTAGCAAACAACATAAATAATGCAAAACTAATCGAAGACACTATATCAAAATTACCCTTTACAACTCCTCGTCGAATATCAAAATAATGAGATCGTGAAAGTCGACATTCCGGATTTGTGTTACGTGTTCTTACACTTGATATACATTCTTGAAAACGATTTATCATTATATATATACGATGATTACTCATATAATCTCGCAAATCTTGATCATAACCATTGTGTGCTTTTTCTTCAATATAAAAATCTATATAAGAATCTGTATTAAGTATTAAATCTTTCATATAATTTTCTATAAACATTGATTTTACAGGAACAATTTTGCCATTTATGTATTTTTTTCGATGTAGACGAATACAGTCTGTGTTTGAATCATGAAATTCTCCAAATATGTATATCATCATTTTCATTTCAGAATGCCAATGTAAAGTAAGAGTAAAAGGACCTTTAATAAGATCAGCAACTGGTTTATTATTTAGCCGATGATTATTGATAAGACGCATTAATGTGTCTCTAGTCGCGCATCTATCTGGATTTTTTGCTTTTTTTGGATCTGTTAAACATCTATTGGATTCTTCATATAAAGCATTTAGAAGATCTTCTGGTAAATCGTTAAGTATTGAAGTATTGTAACTTAATACCATTAAATCTAACTTAGCATCAAGTTCAAGCGTGAGTGTGTCCATTTTATAGTATAAATTTTATATTATTTTAAATATAAACTACAAAATTAAATATTTGATTTACTATAAATGAGTGCTGCCTTTTCCATTAAGATAGATGAAAGGAACATACCTAGTGAGGACATACTTCGTGAGGTATCTTATGTATGTGATAGACTTACAACAACGTATAATACGAATATTCTTGATTCGGCAAGTGATATTATAAAAGAGCAATTTCTTCTTGCTTCGTCGACACATCGTGAAGGAAGTAAAGGTAAAAAGGTGTTAATGAATCTTATATACAATCATTTTGATAAAACTCCTCTTAAACAAAGACCTATGCCCAGATTTATTGGTGGACCAAAAAATCTAACCGTTCACATAAGTAAAGAATATGACAAAATGATATACATTTTTGGAGAATATCACTCTGGTATTGTTGACTGTGATGTTCGATTTGGTGAAGAATCAAGTAAAGAAACGTGGGATAAACCAAATTCGAAAAAGATGAGAGTAGAATATTTTTTATCAGAGTTTATTCGTACAACAGATGATTTTCTTGACATTTTTGCTGAATTTCCTATAGTGTCTAAAAAAACAGGAAAATATCACAATGATTTTAGACGTTTTGCATCTAATCTTCGTTTGAATAAGTTACTAGAAAATTTTAAACAGTGTCTTCAACGAGACACTCGTACTGAAGATTGTAGTCTTGCAAGAATACATTATTTTGACGTTAGAGGGTTTGATAAAGAAGGAAATCTTACCGGTTCTACTATCCTAGATCATTTTTTTTATGAATTACAGACTATCTTTATGGGTTTTTCAGGTGATATCAAAAAACTAAAGCAATTGAGTGAAGATTCAACAATTAAACATTTTCTGATTAATTATTTATCTGAACCTGATGAAACAGAATTTAAAAAAAAGTGGGTTCAACATATGTATCATTATTATCATATTAGAAAAGAATTACGAAGTTTAAAAAATGATAACCCAGAAATACAAGATAAGATCTTATCTTTTTTTGAAAAAGAAATTACTGAAAAAGTAATGAAATATAGAACATCATGGCTTACAAATGTTAATATGATTTTAAAATTTTCTGATTTCTCAGATGTATTATTTAAAAATGCTTTTAGCAATATATATGATTCTATTGTTTACATTAATGCTCTATATGCAGACATATATACTATTTTACGTGTATTCAAAACATTTAATATATCAGAAATGAAACAAAAAGCGTACAGTAACGCAACAGATCAACCTGACAAAGCACACAATATAATCATATATGCGGGTGATTTACACTCTCAAGTATATAGAAAATTCTTAAAAGAGGTTCTCGATTTTGACAAGATAGAAGTTGCAGGAAAGGAAGAACCATATGGCCAGACTGGTAAAGCAACGTATTGTATAGATATGAAAGACATAACACAACCACTCTTTTCTAAATATCATGAGTTAATAAAACCTGATAAAGATCAATCACTGAAACCAACAGCATACCATGAATTAATAAAACCTGATAAAGATCAATCACTGAAACCAACAGCATCTGAACAAAGGCATATCGAACCGATAAAGGATGTTGAAACTCTGTTAAAAGAAGCAGCAGTCGCCTCGTTGATCACCTATTCGAAAAAGACAACAAAAGAAGATGCCATAAGATATCTGTTAAATAACGACCTTCTCGACAAAGAAGGTTTTGAGTTGAATGATATGACATTCACTAAGAACAAAATCTATCTCGCAATGAGCAACAAGTCGATGTGGGACACAACTCTATCGGTGACAAAAGACGGAATTACAGTGCCTCTATACCGTAATTATGATGCACAAATTACGTTTCACTAGCCAGTCTAGGAATCTTGACATAGATACGTTATTCCTTCAAAAAGAAATTAGCAAACAAAAAGATAGTGAATAATATTTTATCTTAATAATCAAACCTATATTTTGCATTGGTGCCAATACTTATGATATTTATAAAAGCAAGAATTAATATAAATAGACCTAATGCCTCGTGATTGTTTTGTATGTTTAAACACTACAAAGAACAAGGTATGTACTACATGCGAGTGTTATGCTCACTACCATTGTTGGGGTGAATACTTGAAAAATTATACAAATGTAATTACTTATATTTATGAAGAAGAAATGTTAATCACGGTTCCTCTGTACGCTAAATGTCCACAATGTAGTGGTGATATAGCAAATGTAAAACCTGTGACTCGATCTGATACGAGATTTGGTCGTCGAACTTTCTTGAGAATAAGATGTCAAAATATGTTTGGTTATGCAGAATTGACTGGTGATCTAGTCAAGAGATCTGCTATTTTTAGAAATATTTTTGAGACCATCTCTCATAATAAGAATTTACTTCGTGGAGGAGGTGCGTTTAGAAATATGATAAAAATCAAATTGATATCTCTACACATTTCAGGTGAATGGAAATTTGCCAATTTTTACTATCTCAAAATATTTGGTAAACAAATAAAGTGAAATTATACTAATAGTATAATTTCTTTTTGCTGTGTAATATAATCATTTCTTCTGAAAGAGAACGCCCCAATCGTCTTCAATAACTTGTTTTTTCTTAATAGGAGTCGCCATCTTACCCCATCGACCCTTATTTTCTTTCCAACACCAGCTTGAATGCCTTTGTAAACCTTTCCAGATCTCGTATACATGATTTTTATCAGCGTGATCCTTAACCCATACATTCATATCCGTGTGTTTTTTCAAAAATACAACTGCCTTACTTCGGCGTGTTGTGACATTAATTTCATATACGACGCAGCTCATTTTATTATATGCTAGGATAATTTTCAGTCATTTCTCCTCTAAATGTTTTTTCCATAAGCTGATAGACCAATTTTGTATCTTTAACGTTGCTCAGAAGAAAGCAAAGCTTAGTATATGCAGCTGGTGTGGTCATATCGTTTCCTGATACAACTCCTGCTTCTAAAAGACGAATGTCTAGGTCAAATTTTGATAAATAGTCACATTGAGACACCGCTACTATTACAACTCCTTTTTCAATTAGTTTCTTGATAGCATTCATGAAATTCTTTGAATTAGGTGCATTTCCCGATCCATACATTTCTAGTACAATTCCATTCACTATATCATTTTCTGAGAAATTAAATGAGATATCGCTTATTCCAGGAAAAACTTTTACAACCAATATATTAATCTTTGGGTCAAAAAGTTTTATCTGCATTTTTTCCTTAGGTTGTTGTAACGAGTTATACATATCAAGGTGCTGGTAATTAGGAGACGTAAAATATTCTAATGCTTTGTGTACTGTACGACAACCACGCAGCAATTTTCCGTTAGATGAGACCATAACTTCAGGTATTCTAGTTTTTGAAGCTAATTTAAGAGCAGAACTCACATCACCATCTGTTAATATGATTGGTTTTGTTACATTTTCTATCATAAATGATAGAGCAGACGCAGTATACACAAGAGTATCCCCACCGCATACGATTATAAAAGCATCATAGTTATTGTATTTTTTCTCTAAATCTTTTGCTATCACATTCCAGTCATTTAACGATATATCAGTTGATCTCATTTGAGGTTGGTATGAGTCAATATCATACTTTTCCTTTTTAGAAATATACTTTTCTTTAAAATCATTGTCAACGTCTCCACCTGTATGGATAATATGGATTTTCGTAGAAATAACGCCGTCATTATCTTGGTGAGTGTTTACACCAAGATATATTGACACTACGGTCGCCGCTAGGGCCGCTGTGGTAAGTAAGACAAGAGTCTGTTTTTCTTCTTGTGTTAGGAACTTCATTATTTTATATTATGCCAGAATAAAAAGAGTAAAATAATACCACACATAACTACCCATAACCACTTATAGAATAAAATATAAAGTATTCTATCGAATTTTAATTTGTCTAATAAAGTATGTACATTCAGATGGCAACAGTTGCTTTCAAGGCGCTTAAAGATATAGGAAATAATCGTAATCAAATGGATAGCAATCAAGAAATTATTAGTAAATTAAAGTTTATTGGTAAAATTAAGAAGGGTGAGAAAATCAACACTCGTCATATGTATGTGCAACCAGATGGTCTAGGCACTTCCATAATACGAACCTTTATCTATCAGGATAACAGAGGAAATGTTCTAAATTTTTGTCAAGAAACAATATCTCGAGCATTTGAGTTATTAATTACTTACGAAAGATCTGAAAAGAACGCGGAACATGTTTTGTTTGGAAACTTGCTTGTTGACCTTCAGCAAGCAACTACAGGACTTGCTAATCTAAAATTTACTTACATTGCTGACACTAAATTTTGTTGTGATATGGATACCTTACTACAGATAATAACAGCTAGGTTAGATACATATGTAAATAAAGAAACAGATGGTGAATGATAGAAACTGTGGTCTAAAACACATTGTACAACATCATAAAAATGAGCGATTCTGACATTGTGTGGATCGCAAGCTTTGATATAGGCAAAAAGAATTTTGCATTCTATATCGAAGAATTTGACAAATCGGAGATTATGAAATTACCTCGCATACCGGCAAGTAAAAGATATAATGCTGATGGTACTACAACATCAGATTTTGAGAAAATAGTAAAGAAAGTTTGTATGAATGGTAAAAGTATTATTTTTCAAAATAGTGATCTCACCGAAGGTTGCAAAAAGAGTTCTTACCTAGATCCAGAAACCTATCATAATATGACAGATCTTCTCGATAGATATGTTGATTATTGGGATCAATGCGACGCGTTCGTGATAGAAAAGCAGATGTCTTTCGGAAAACGACATAATACAATGGCTCTAAAGTTAGGACAACATTGTTGGTCATATTTTGCATTCAAGTATGGAAGATTCAAAGAGATCGTAGAGTTCCCTGCGTATCACAAAACGCAAGTTTTAGGAGCAAAAAAGATATTATCTAAGGTAGGTGGCAAATATAAAGCGATAGATAAACCTGCGCGCAAGAAATGGAGTGTACAAAAAGCTATTTCTATACTAAACGAAAGGAATGATGATAAAACTATTTCAACATTAACATCTGCAAGAAAGAGAGATGATTTGGCTGATGTGCTGTGTCAATTACAAGCATTTAAGATTCTAGTTTATATAGATAAAGTCATCTAATTCTATTTTAATTCTATTTTAATTCTCGTGAATGAATTAAAACATTAATTACCAAAAGAAACTGCTAAAAAAACCTTTCTTTGGAGGAGAATCTACAATTGGAGTAGAAGGAGTCGCGAATGTATCATTATTTTTTTGCACATTTGTAGTTTCTAGTTCCTGTACTTGTGAAACAAGAAGCCAACAAATTGTTCGATCTACAAAAAATACGCTGAATCTATTACAACCAACAATCTCAATACGATTCTTATCTGGATATGTACGAATGTATGTATTATTTTGAGTCTCGTGAATTCTCCTAAATCTTGCATATTCCCACATTTTATCCCTAGCTTCATCAATTGTCTTTGTATAGAAACGTGGTATTCCATCTACAGACAGAACAAAAAGCTCTGAACCATCCTTCAGTGAAAGGGATTTATCATCATCCTCGTCCTCGTCCTCGTCATCCTCCTCATCCTCGTCCTCGTCATCCTCATCGTGAGATGATGATTCACACTCATTATTCTCTTGTTTGTTATCATCACCGGTGATATATTCCTCCTCATTATATCCCATTTGATTATTTTCACATTCTGAGTCGGTTGACTTTGTTACGGAATCATCTGCAATCTCTTCCTTTGACATCTTCAGCTTTATCTGTTGCGTAAAAGTTTTTAAATAAGAAATTAGTATGATATTTTACTAATGTTTGGCGACCACAAATAAGAAAATGAAAAAAACATTTATGAAATGGAATAATAAGATAAATGATTTCATCGGTTGAACAAATACTCCGAGAGAACTATGTGGATGGGGTGTTCCACACTCACGTCTCTATGCTTCAGCCAAGAGGAAAGTTTCAATTTAACCGTGAGAAACTAGAGAGCTTTTGGGATGTATATTGCACAAAAATTCTTGAAGATGAAGATGCCATCGTTGGAGTCGCAGAAAAACCACAGCATTATATGCCAGTACTAGCCGATGTAGATCTGAAAGTTAAAGAAACAGATGATATAGAATTCGCAGAACACCTTTACAACGAATCTCATGTAAAACAACTAATCGATGTATATCAATCAGTTTTAAGGAATATTGTTGAAGGATGTACCGATGAACACCTTCTTTGTGTTCTTCTAGAAAAACCTATGTATTATATTTCTGCTGGAACAACTTCATACGCAAAAAATGGGTTTCATTTGCATTTTCCAAATCTGTTTCTGAGTAAAGTAGATCAGGAAGTACATTTGATTCCAAGAGTAAAAGACGCAACACAGGAATTAAGAATATTCTCTGACTTGGGATATGAAGATTCGTCTGTTGTAATAGACAAAGCTTGTTGTACGGTTCCGTGGTTGATATATGGAAGTCGTAAATCTGAAGATATGGATCCTTACAAGGTTACTAAAGTTTTTACTTCTGATGGTGTAGAGATCAGTCTAGATGATGCTTTCAAAAATTATCGAATTTATGATATGAGAGAAAAGACTATTGATATTAGAGGTAATGTTAAACTTTTTCTTCCAAGAATTCTAAGTATAATACCTTATGGACGTCCAACACAAGAGGTTGTACAAGGTTTGGTTTCTCCTTTGAAGGGAAAGATTCAGGAACAGAAAGTAAAGAATAAAAAACCATTAAAAGTTTCAGTTGAAGAAGCTCTTAAAACATCTGAAAAACTTCTTCCTATGCTTGCCGATTTTCGTGCAGAGGAGAGAAATGAATGGATCACAGTTGGATGGATTCTGTACAATATTGGTGATGCAAGTGCACAAGCATTAGAACAATGGATGGATTTTTCAGCTAGGTGTGAGGAAAAGTACGACGAAGCTAACTGTATTTACGAATGGGAGAGAATGTCCAAAAAGGATCTTACACTTGGAACTCTGAAATATTTTGCTAGTATTGACAGTCCACATCTTTACAAAGAATTCAAGAAAGAGCAAGCAGAACATTATGTAAAAGAGTCCTTGAACGGCTCACATAATGATGTTGCAAAAGTTTTATTTTCAGAGTATGGAACAGAATTTGTTTGCGCGTCTATCTCCGGGAAAACATGGTTTCAATTTAGAGATCATCGTTGGGAAGAGATAGAAGAGGGTGTGTTCTTACGTGAGAAAATTTCGGAAGATGTTGTTTTAAAGTACTCAGAGATGGGCTCAGATCTATTCGCAAAGCTAGCAGGAAATCATGACAAGGGAGAGGAGGCAATGTTTAATGCGCGATTGAAACAAGTACAAAAGATTATAAATAATCTCAAGGCATCTCCTTACAAAAGCAACATTATGAAGGAAGCAATGGAGGTTTTTTACGATAGGCGTTTTAAGCAAAAGTTAGATCAGAATCCTTTTATCATAGGTTTTAAGAACGGAGTATACGATCTAAAGTTGAACGAGTTTCGTGCCGGGCGTCCTGAAGATTTTGTTAATAAAAATATGCCAATTGAATATAAAGAATACAATGAAACAGACGAAATTGTACAAAACGTAATCGATTTTCTCATAAAGGTTTTTCCAGACGAGTCGATTAGAACATACTTTCTAGATACGTATTCTGATATTTTTGTCGGTGGAAATAAACAGAAAAAGGTATACATGTGGACTGGAGAGGGTGACAATGCAAAATCTATTACTCAAAAATTCTTTGAATTAATGCTTGGTGAGTTGGCCATCAAGTTCAATACTCAATATTTTACAGGGAAAAAGGTTGCGTCTGGTTCTGCCAATCCAGAATTGTCACGAGCAGCACCACCTGTTCGACATGCCACAATGGAAGAACCAGATGCGGATGAACAGCTGAATATCGGCGAGTTGAAAAAGCTCAGTGGTGGTGATAGTTACTGGGCTCGAGACTTGTTTGAGCGAGGAAAGAGTACACGTGAAGTTTTTCCTATGTTTACTCTGACTTTCATCTGTAACAAACTTCCTAAATTAAAATACTCTGATAAAGCTACATGGAATCGTATTCGTGTTATTCCATTTGAATCTACTTTCGTTGATCCTAGTGAACCGTGTCCAGCTACTCTCGATGAACAACTTCGTCAAAAGCGTTTTCCTATGGACAAAGAATTTGGAAAGAAAATACCTGATATGGTATCAGCATTCGCATGGTATTTGCTTCAATGGAGACAAAAGGTTAGCGTGCGTGTAGAACCTGAAAAGGTACGTGAGGCAACTGCTGTGTATCGTCGACAGAACGATATTTATCGTCAGTTTATCGAAGAATCTATTACAGAAGATAAGAATGCTTCTATCAATATAACAGAAATGTATGCTCAATTCAAGGAGTGGTTCAAAGAAGGTTGGCCAAATATGTCACTTCCTATTAAAAATGAAGTCAAAGAGTATTTTGACCGGTTATGGGGTGAGGCCGAACGTGGTGTCAAATGGCATGGCTATCGAATTCGTACTCTACAAGATGATGTTGATTCTGGTGAAGTTATTCTTCTTGAAGAAGATGATTTGGTAAAATACGAAACAGATGGTGTGGCAGCACCGCCAATGTAAAAATATTTAGTATACAATTGAAATAAGTTATATTAATTTGTAAATTAATATAACTGAATCTTAGTTATACATTTTTGATTCAATCATGATTCTTTATCAATAGCTGATATTATATCCTTAGTTGAGAAAAATATATCTTTTCCTTTTCCTTTTCCTTTTCCTTTTGCTTGTTTTCTCATTTTCAATTTTTTAACAATCTCTTCCGCTTGCTCATTTGACAAGAGTTTAAGGTATGCAAGATTTGCTATAATAACATCGTCATCTTCATTAACTTCATCACTAAAATTTTCATACATTTTTCTTATATAGTCTATTTCCATTGCTATTAATTCGTCTAAACGTTTAGTTACATTTGCAGTTTCTTTAAGATCATACGCATCTTTATATAAGATGTCTTCGTATTCTTTCGGCATATTTTTATCCCTCACTTCATCTATAAAATGATTATGTGCAGTATTATACTTATAGTATTCATTTATTAAAGAACGTCTAACATTGCTAGCTTCTAGTGTAGCAGGATGATCAAGAGTTTCTAATTTATCTTCTCCAGTCTTAATATAATCTGCTCTATTTTTAAGGTCTCTTATGAACAGAAGTTTAGCGTCAACAAATCTAAATTTATAGTCTAATGGTTGTATGGCTTCCAATAGTGTGGAGTTAGCACTAATTAATTCTTTATATAAATCGATGCCAACATATCTTTTTTCCTGTAATAATTTTATATGATAATTAAATATCTTTTGATATTCATAATATTTACCAAGTAATTTGTCCATAGAAGAATGTGCTTCTTCAATCGGTAATACTCCTAATGTTTTTTCCTCTTCTGTACGTGATTGTATGTCTTCTAGCAGTCTCCTTAACGTCACAGTTGCATCCTCAATGATTATAGTTTCCTCAAGAGATTTTAATCTATCAATACTTGTAGATATATCTTTTTCAATATTATTTAATGTAACTATTGGTTCTTCATTATAATCTGTTATATGTTTGACTAATTCATTTATACGCTGATTAATTTCATGTCGATACTTATAATAATTATCCAGTAAATCTAATATAGAAGATTTAGCTTCTTGAACCGAATTAACATCTTCAATCTGTAAATTTCCTAAAGCTTGTTCCACCTGAGTATGTTTATTTATTTTTTCCGACAGTCTCTCTATGGTCTCATTGGCTTTTTCAATGAGTTTAGCTTTGTTATATGCAGAAGCCTCATCTAATTCTATTTGGTCGATATCGACGACAGGTGTGCTTTGTGTAGGCTTTTTAGGTCTTTTCTTTTTAGAGGAGAGTGTAGCATTTTGTATTTTAGCCTGCTCTTCTTGTATTTTAGCCTGCTCTTTTCTCAGTTTTTCCCTTTCTTTATCTCGAGTAGACTGTTCTAACCTTAATCTTTTTATTAAATCGGCATCTTCTTGAGCCTTCTCTAATGTCTCTCTGTCTTTAGCTAATTGAGCCTGTACCTCTCTATCTCTCGCTAATTGAGCCTTCTCTAATGTCTCTCTCTCTTTATCTAATTGAGCTTGTGTCTCTCTATCTTTCGTTATTTTAACAATTTCTTGATTACGAACGTCTCTTTCCTTCTTACGTTGTTCTTTTTTAATTTTTCTGGCGTCTTTTATCCGTTGTTCTGCTTTTGCCAGTTCTTCTTGTAAAGAAGCAGAGTCAGCATTTGGTGTCTTTTGATACATCTTTATTTTTTGCTGTTTAAGGCGATCAACAAGTTCAATTGCTGTCTCGTTCCCAAATTTATCATATTTATCCCATACTTGCGTAGGCCAGCGTTCTTTATCAAAAACAGTAAAACATTTATTAAAATGCATTAACATCATATCTGAAAGTTTTGTATCACTTGGAATATGAGGAAAATCACCAAACGTTTTTACAAGATTATCCTCTGAATATTTATTTTTATTAGGCTTCCAAAAATAATGTTCTAAATTTATTGGTAACTCGTTTTTTACTACAACACCATAATGCCATCTATATTCGCGAACTCCATAAATAGTTATAACTAATGTAACATGTCCAAAATACACATTCTCTTGACTTCCAAGAAGTCTAACTATACTACAATGCGTTTCAAGAAGGACTGTACGATCACAAACATCAATTCCGGTATGAACTCTAACATCATCACTTACTGTTTCTGAAGACAATTGTATTCTTTCTTTTTCTTTTTCTAAGTTATTTTCAGATAATGTAATTTCTAATTTTGTCTTATCAATTAATTGTTTAATGTTTCTAAGTTGTTCTTCTAACTCGGTTTGAATTTGTACCTGACTTATAAGTGTATCTTTTTTTTCTCTAATTTTCTCTTCTAAATCTTGAATATTTTTAAAAGTTTGACTAAAATCGTTCTTATCCATGCATATTTGACAGTATGTATAATCTTCTTTTTTTTTTCTTTTGCACTCGCATTGAGAAGTATGAGAAGCCTGTCCTGATCTAAAATGCGAAGGATATTCTTTTTCCATTTTATGTTAAATAAATATTTTTATTCTTTTGATTATAATAAATATCAGACATTTTTTGTATTTTAGCTTAAATAACATTCAAATATAAACTTCTGTATACTAGATAGGGTATGTAAAGGCATCTAAACAGTAGAAAAATTCATTTTACCTAGATTGTCAGGATATATAAGAAGATTGTGATACTATGACTAAAGATAACGCATAATATAAGATTGTATTTGAAAAATAAATTGGTTTAAAGATAAGCTTCTATAGAGTAGAGAGGAAGAGCACAAGAGAGAAAGTGTCTAGTCCCCAAAGCCGTGTACTAACAGCAATTTAATATTCATCGTTTATGAAAAAACAATTGTACACAGCCAAGCTTTGGGGACTCGTAGCTCAGCAGGTAGAGCGCTCGGCTTTTAACCGAGTGGCCGTGGGTTCAATCCCCACCGAGTTCACCATTTCGAACTGTGGTCATAGGTTCGAAATGGTTTAATTAAGTATCCTAAAGCCGTGTACATCCAGCAATTTAAAAAACTTCAACTTTTATTGAAAAAAACTGTACACAGTCAAGCTTGGGTAAATAGAGAACGTTTATCATATTTTTTAGTCGTGTACTAACAGCAATTTAATATTCATCGTTTATGAAAAAACAATTGTACACAGAGAGATTAAAAATATGATTTAATCAGTCTATTTGTAATGATTTTGTCATTACAAATTTATAATGTAGAAAGCCAATCTCTAGCGGTAGTTCTGTCTACGTTATATTTTTTACCCAGTTCTGTAAAATTTAGTTTTAACACATTTCTATCATGTAAAAGATCTTTATCACTTGGTTTTAATATAGTTGATTTTGGTTTAATCTTTTTACGACAACTTTTGGTTACACAAAGCTCTTTTTCATACTTGTCAAACCATTTTGCAACAGCTTTATCAGAAACATTGTGAATCATTGCTAATTTTCTCATATTTTTACCACAATCTTCATATTGTTTTTTCAATGTTTGATAATCAGGTCTATCTATTACCACTCTAGATGATTTTTTAGAACAAGGATCACATCGTGCAGCTTTATAAGATATCTCTATACCGCAATCAATGCATAAAGTTTGTTTTGGTAATTCTTTTACATTTAAAATATATTCTTCTACCATTTCCATGTTTTTAACAGCATACATACGTATCTTTTTCTTCTTTTCTTCCTTGTTTCCACTTACAGGTAATTTAAACTTTACGAGCATCTCTGTTAATTGCTTTGCAGAGTACTTATCAATCTCATCTATCATTTCTATTACATCTGTTTCTGAATCTAATTTTTCACTCTGAATCTCTCCTTCGTTATGCTCTTGTTCATCATCCGTTTCTATGATTTCATCAAAATGTTCCATATCTTCGTCATCTGTTACTTTTCCATCATCTACAATATTTTTATTCTTCATTATACTGTGTTCTTTACATGGTAAACCAATATAATCACATAGATATCTAATAGACTTTATTATCTCTTCTAATTTTACACCTTTTATCCATTCTCCGTTGCTTGGATTAAGCTGATCTTTGAATTTTAATTTGAGTATATCTTCAATTAATTTGTTATTCTCTACATATATCAAGTAATGAACTTTATAATCACAAGGAGCACCTTGTTTGTATGATGCTAATCTAATTTTAAATGCTGGTGTTGTTTCTGTCATTGATTGCGTCGAGATACCTATTTTATAGTAGTCATCTTGGTAGTAACTAGTAAAAGCTGCGTGTGACAATATATACACAACGTTCCCAATCTCGTATACTCCTCTCCTACGTCTTTTAAGCATCTTATTATGATTTTGCGTTACTGATGAGAGTTGACGACTAATAGTCGCTTTTTCTGTTATAACTTGTTCCTTTTCTTGTATAGCTTGTTGTTTTTCTTGTGTCAATAACTTAATTTGCTCTTGAAATTTATTCTCTAGTTCTTTATTAGATTTCTCTTGACCTAACTCAACTTTTCCTGTAATAAAAAGTTCATCAAGCCAATTTGATACTTGCACTGCAAAACTAGGTGATAACCATTGAGCCAAATGTATAGCGACTTTTCGATGAACCCAAGTACCACCATATTTACCTACAGTTGTGACAAATAATTCAATTATCGGAATTCCGATATTTACAGATAATGCTTCTAAATATTCCTTCGTTTGTTTATTTTGATTGTAATGTCCTAATAATTTTTTACCATGTGCTTTGCATAACATAGTAGCATTAATCATTCCATCTTCTCTCATTGGAATAGTAATAGAAGATCCATCTAATATTTTTAACTCACAGTTAAATATTCCGTCTGATGCTTTTACCAATTCAGTTTTTTGATATACAGTAGTTGATTTAAAGACTTCAAGTCTATTATTTGGCAATTGATCGTTTTTCAGGTCGGCAGTTGTCATTTCAGTTTCTATTTTAATTATATAAATAGAAATCTTTAAGTTTAGAGTTCTTATTATTTTAAAAACATTTAAATATGAGATTTCAACTATGAAAATGGAGTGTAAGCACTGCGGAGCTATTTTAAAATCAACATCATCATTAAATCAACATCAAAAGACAGCAAAATACTGTCTCGTTAAACAAAATAAACCTATTAATACCGAATACACATGTTGTTTTTGTAGTACAGAATTTACGTTAAAATCATCATTACATAAACATGTAAGAATATGTAAGGCAAATACTCCGATGTTACGAGAACAGTTACAACTACTAAATGAACAATTTCATGAACTTTCTTTGATAAAAAAAGATTTAGTACGTAGTTGTGAAATAGTAAAAGCGTCATACTCTATAGACGATTTTCAAGATGACAAACCATTTAAATCCAAACGACTATTACACGAATCATACCCGATATCATCTGAATATTTTATCTCTTTTGATGAAGTATTCCATCGTCAGTGTATAAGAGCTGTTTTAAACGATTGTAGAGACTTTGCATTGTATGTATAATTTATATTATTACGATTTAAAGATAATCTTTCTATATAGTAGAAAGGTGGAAACGAGAGTCCCCAAAGTCGTGTACCAACAGCAATTTACTAATCATTGTTTATGAAAAAAAAATGGTACACAGTCAAGCTTTGGGGACTTGTAGCTCAGTCGGTAGAGTTTCGGTCTTATGAGCCGAAGGTCTTGGGTTCGAATCCCAACAGGTCCAATCATTCCAAACATAGTTTTTGGAATGATTTTACTATTTGTTAAGAAACAATTATATTTTTATAAATAAAATGGAAGGATCACTTGATTCAAAAAAGTATACAGGAAAAATTTTAAGTAGTGGGAAAAAAAGAGATGAACGTCATAACAGAACAAAAACTCCATATGATCGTTTATTAATATCAACTAAGTCATATATAACAATCATCACTCTTGATGGACAAATAAAAATCAACGATAACGCTCTTTATTATTTGAAAACATGGTCGCAACGAATCAATATGCTTCCTCTACTGACTGATGGCAAGAGTAACCCTTATGAAACTATATCAACATTTAATGTGTCTACATCTTATCTAATGAGATTAATTTGTATTGCTATTGCATCTTATGAATGCTACCAATTTTCTACTGATCCATATCAAGAACAATTTATAGAAAAAAAGATTAAGCAAATCCTTCGTATGTTTGATGCTCACAATCACGACGAGTTCACAAGTTGTTACAATGAGGAATTGGATATGATAATGGATGAAGATGAACTTACACTTATAAAATTTATGAAAAGTATAGGTTTTACAAAACCTATTGAGTTTTCTAATAATTTGACTTTACCACGTATTAGGTCGTCGAGATATATATTATTTAATGTTTCTGATGGACAAATAAAAATTCCATATGAGGCGCTCGAATATTTGAAAATATGGTTTGGTAAAATCAGAATATCTACAACATTGAGTGTCTCTAAATCTTATCTAATGAGATTAATTTGTATTGCTATTGCATCTTATCAATGCAACCAATTTTCTACTTATCCAGTCATTCAAAATTTGGTAGAAAAAAAGAAAGAGCAAATCCTTCGTATGTTTGATGCTCACAATCGTGACGAGATGACAAGTTTTTACAATGACGAAATGGAAATAAATGAACATGAACTTACAGAATTTATGCAAAGTATAGGGTTAGCAAAACCGATTGATTATTCTGGCAAATGGATTTTACCAGCTAGTTTTTTAGAGAAGGTTCGTGTACAAATAGATACTATGGATCCACATTTTACTCTACCACAGTATACAGTAATTGCTATATTGTCATATTTTGAATATCTTAATAATACACACCCTGAAAAAGTTGAAGGACTTAACATAGAGGTTTCATTACTTGAAAACCCAGTCCAATATAGACTAACAACTTGGATTCCAGAATCAACTATTAAAATTGGAAACATATCTATTGAGTTGTATATAAATAAGATTATCTCTCACGAGATTGAATATCATAGTATGCCTACTATATTGTTTTCTCTACTATATACATCCAGAAATACACGAACACAACAAGAAAAACTTTTTTTACAAGATATTGTTACTGTGTTTGATAAATGTTGGAACGATCCTAATAATAGAAATTGGTCAATATTAAAAGATGAGTTAGAAATGTAAAAAATAAGTCGTTTAATTAAGATGTAAATAGCCTCAAATTGCGTGCGTTGATGATTTTTAAAAATTCACGTACTGAATAATTCATATGTAAACTCTGTATCCTTATTTCTATCTTCCATACCATTCTCTATCTCTTTGAAGAGATTCCTCGATTTCTCATAGTTCTTCAGGTGTCTTTCCGCCATACCTTCGATCATATTCCACAGGCCATTCTAGTCCTCCACCCAAATATTCTAATTCGTCTTGAGGTCTACGCTAGTCTACTTACTCAAACTCTACTTTAATAATTCCATCTATATTTTCAGGATTTTCATTTCCTGAATTATCACGTAAAGAATATGCTTTATTTTCAGGTGTTGTATATTTTTCAATATTTTTAATAGGCATTACTCCTCTGAATAATTCCTTCATTTTCTTTATTACAATATCATCATCTCCAAAAATATCACTATTAAAATCACCTATAAAATAAATAATTAAAGGTTTTGGATCAATAACTTTAAATAATTCTTGAGTTGCACGAGTCAAGTTGCGAGAAATATTAGTTTTAAAATCACCTTTGTCATAAGGAATATGTAAATTAACATATACTATACTTCTTCCTTTGAATTTTGTAAAATAAACTTCACACCTAATTAAGTCTTTAATTTTCGATGTAAAATAGGGTGAATATGTTATCTGTTTAGGATTGCCTTCTCTGACAATTAATCCAAATTCACTATTATTCTTTATAGTAATAGGTTTATCATTAAAACTAATATTTATCAAACCTTTCTTTGTCAACAACTTATTAAATAATATTTTAAACTCCAATTGTTTAAGACTATCTGTGAACTTAGGATTACCATGAAAATTAGGTAATTCTTGTAAAAATACAAGTGGATCCGGATCCGCTTTAATATATGTTTTACCAAGACTAAATAAGTTATAAATCGCATCTACGATATTTTGTAATCTGTGCTTATATTCATCCTCTGTTTCAACACGGCTCATATGAAATTTATGATTATATGAAGTAGATTTAGACTGTGTATTGTAAAACTCTGCATTACCATATTGAGCAACATTCCATGTAATAATATTAAGATGAGGGTTAATAGGATATAAAATTGGAGCATGGTCGGAATACATTGGTTTTCGATATTTTTCTTTAGTATAGTATACTTCATAAACAATTCCTGTTTCTTCTTTACGTTTCCTATCTTCTTCTTTTTGTTTACGTTTCCTTTCTTCTTCTTCTTGTTTACGTTTCCTTTCTTCTTCTTCTTGTTTACGTATCCTTTCTTCTTCTTGTTTATGCAAACGTATCCTTTCTTCTTCTTCTTCTTCTTGTTTACTTTTCATTTCTTCTTGATGATGTACGCCTACACTTTTTTTCGTTGGTATTTCCCAAGTTGTAGTACCGTTAGAATTGTTTATATAGTAAACATTTCCACATTTACTTTTTTTGGTTTTCCATCCCTTAACAATAATTTCTTCTGGT